ACTGTCGATGTCCGAACGCGAGGCTGCGGCGGTGCGTCGAGTTGCAGCCGAGTGCCGGTGAGTTGCGGCGCAATATGCGGTGCGCTACTATCGGCAGGTGCCACCGCGCAAAATCACCACGAGCCCGATGCCAGCACTGATCGGCCCGCTCGTCGCCGCAGCACGGCAGGCCGCTGGAATGACCCAGACCGGTCTAGGCGAGGCCGCAGGCGTCCCGCAGAGCCACGTCGCGGCCATCGAGGGCGGGCGCGCTAACCCGTCCACTGAGATGCTGGCGAGGCTAGGACACGCTCTCGGCGTCGACCCAGGAGCGCTTTTGCCCGACCTTGAGCGGATTCGATCCGAGTTTGGCGCGGATCTCGCTGGTCTGCAGAAAAGTGGAGGCTGACTACTTGCGAATGATATGCGGCGCGCATATATTCTCATCACCGGGCGACGAGATGGCGCCCGCGAATCCAAGATGACCACCCTGACTCTTTACCGCGCAGCCGATGCCGACACTTGGAGCGACTGCGCCAGCTTTGCGGAGAGTCGCGAGGCGGCGGAGTGCTACCTCGATAACCCAGGGTTCGGCGGATCGCGACTGTGGGTCACTACGGTCGAGATCGACGAGTCGGCAGTGCTCGATCTGACCGATTGCGATGACGCCGTGGCCGTCATTGCCGACCGCATCGGCAGTGAGCACCCAGGCGCCATCGGGGCCGACGAGTATGCTCCTCGCGTCTCATATGAGCTCCGCGATGCTGGTGTCGAGTGGGTCCGAGTGCGGGAGTCATACCCGGCGGACACGATCACTTGGATTTTTGTCGGGTCGGATGACCCTGAGTTGGAGGGGATATGAACATTTCAATCGATTACATTTCCACGCATTCATCAACCCATTGCAACGCCTATTGTCAGTTCGTCGCCACCATAGGCGACGAGAAATATGAACTGGCAGCGTCAGTCGGAGCTCGTGACTCCTACGCTGGCACCATCGCAGCCAGCGGCGCTGGTGTGACCAAGGCGATGGTCTCGGCCTGGTGCGAAGATCCATCCGACTTCGCCACGGTGCCGCAGGAGCACCGCGAAGCTGTCGAGGAAGCGCTTCTGCGCTCCGCATGGCGCCTCTGGCAAGAGGCCGAGTTAGTTCACGATTAGGCCGCGCCCACCCCTAAGCTCGCCCGCAACGCATCCGAAAGGACGAGCGTGCGGGCTTAGGGCGTTATGGAGTACAGAGTATGGAACCCTTCAGAGTGCACGGAGGAGGACGCCCGCGTCATCGAGGCTGAGGATGCCTCACAAGCGGAGCTTACAGCTATGACCACCATGAGCGAAACCATGAGCGCATCACACTCCGAGGACGGAGGGTCCGGGTCCTGGTCCGGGTCCGAAGTCCAAGCCGCGTTGAGCGGCGTGAAATCGTGCTATCACAAGGATGATTGCACGCCATACGCAGAATACAGTGCGCGACTCACCGACGCCATTGAGAGGGCTAGGGCCCTCCTAAAAAAATGGGGGCCAGGAGAGGTAATTTCCGAGCCATTCGTGTTCATGAATTTGCTACGACGATACGCTCCTAGTGAGCTAGTCGCGGTGGCGGAGCAGAGGTACACGGACCACCTGTCTGTTTGCTCCCAGTGTTATGGGCACGGGAGCCAAACAAGTTACGGCCAGTGCCCGTGGTGCCGCAATGGGATTGTCGGCCCGTTGGGGGCCGATGATCGAGTTTGGGCCGAGTACTTCCACGGCGATCTCATGATATTGTGGGGCTCCATACGGGAGTATCAGGCCGCCGGATTCGACCCATCGCACGCTCACGCCGCCTGGTTGTTCGGGTGGCCTGCGGCGTCCGGCATCGTTGACATAGAGACCATGCGCGCACACGCGTTGCGCATGGTCAAAGTCGAACTGGTATCAAGACGATCTGCGTAGCCTGCCGCAATATTTCATCGCCCGCACCGGCCCGTCAGGGTGTTCGGGCGGGCTTAGGGCGTTGGAGGCCGTCCAGTTTCGTGGACGGATACATCATGGAAGACATCAAAGCCAAGCGAGATCATGCACTATTTACACGGGGGTCTTTTGCGTCGCTGAGTCACGCCAGTGACTACCGTCACGCCTTTCATGCGGCGTGGCAGGCGTACTACCGCCGCGCGAAGCTATTGCGGAGATCGATCACCGCAAACCAAGCGGCTATCCGAGCGGGCCACGGTCTCTTGCTGGACCTGCCTGGAGGCATGCGGGAGGCACGCGCACTTCTCCGCCACGCCGCGGCGCAGCGAGAGCAATACATCTCCACCTACGGCTCGCCGATGGCTGATGATTGACGCTGGCGCCGACGCGTGGGATCTGTGACCCATGCCCACGCCAGCCCAACTTCGAAGATTCGCCAGGGTCGCGATCTCTGCCGCTCAGGACCCCTCATTTCAGCGAGATCTCGCGTCGGTCGACGATCATGAAGCAGACCAGCGCATCATGAGATTTTGGGAGCAGGCTCGCGGCTCACTAATTTCAGTGATTCGCGAAGAGCTTGGAGCTCGGCACGAGTGGGAAAGCCCCGCTCAATTCGAGATCGAGGTCAACAAATGGAGCCAAGCAGGATTTGGGTCTGAAGACGCTGTTGCGTGGATAAAAGAAACCTCGAATCCACTAGCCGCGCAAATGCTTGCCGAGCGCGGGTGGACGCCGAGAATGCACAAAGAGTGCCGCGTCGGTGGTCGCACGGTCTGCGAACTCCTGTCGAGATCTCGCATGGACCCATCCGTGATTCCGCCGATCGAGGTCGCAAAAGCGGCTAGGTCGGCACAGAAGCGTCGTAGGCACTCTTGACAGCGCGCTACTAGCCTGGCATCCTGCACTCACCGCGGTTTTCCGGGTTTGCATCCGGCCCCATTGAAGATTGTTGTTCCGCGGTGTCGATCTTTCAGATCGATATTTTCCCGCCCAGAAATGGACGGGCCCCATTGAAGCCCACGCAGTCAATATCGCTCGGCGCGTGGGCTTTCGCTTTGATTTTCACGGCGTAGAGTGCCGCTGAATTGCGCCGAGCAGAGCGATGCGCTACATGAGAGTAGCCCCCGACCTTAGCGAGAAATCGCCGAAGTCACCTTTGCTCCACGTTGCCGCGAGGCACGTGGATTTTTTTTTCGTTACCCAAGCCGCCGAATCGCTACAATCTTACCCGCATCAAATTGCTTCGCGCGCACGCGCTTCCCCTGATTCCCACCAAGAATCCAGACCGATTCACCATCGAGACGCACGAAAAGCCCGACGTGATAGCCGCCCGGCCGTTGTAAAACAACGACGTCGCCGGGCAGGGCGAATCGAGCGTTTGCAATAGCTTCGCCCACGTGTCGCCACGACGCCGCGCGCAAGGCCTTCGGCGGTACCGGAGCGCCGCAGGCGGTGGCGATCACCTGCATGAAGATGCCGCACCACGCGAGCCGCTGGCCTTTTGCCCACGGAACAATCTGCGCAATCCAACCTGCGACGATCGGGTCCGATTCTTTGATGCCGTAGTAACGATGCGCCTCGTAAAGCAGCGCCTTGTTCATACGAGCTTCTCCGCCTTCGCCTTGCGCCAGAGCTTGAAGATCTTGAATGCCGCCAGAACGACGACGGTCACGATGGGGATGATGAATTCGTCGAGGATGACTTGCACGGCTTCGGCGTCAATGTCCATGCAACCATCGTGATGCAATAGCTCAATCGCGCCGAATCAAGGCCTTCATTTTGCGAATCCCATCGCATTGGCATGATCGCCCCGTGCCAACCGCAGACCGCAAGCACCAGTGCTCAATCGGGGGCATCAAAGTCGTTCACAAGTCGAGCTCGCTCAACACGGGTCGCCCGCACAAGACCCACACTTCGGCAACGCGCGACTATTCAGAGGTTGAAGCGCTCCCGTTTCCATCGGAAATGTTCAGCGAAGAGGTCGACGTCGTCGGCGATAACTTCGATTTGATCGTGCTTCAAATCCTCGAATTGCTCGCGGGCAAGGGGCCGGTCGAGTATGTGCATCCGACACGCGGGCCACTTTATGTCGTGTTGCAATCGCCGGCGGTGGTGACGGAGCGCCCCGATCGGGTGGTCAACAAGACCCGTCTCCGATTCGATTTCAAGGTCGCGGCTGTCGAGCCCCCCGTCGGGCCGAAGAAGTTGCCCGCGACGGCGAAGGCCAAAATCGCCATTGCCCAAGAGGGCCTCGACGCTGACTTCGATGCCGCGGTCGACACAAACAAACTTGGATTTGCGGACCTCATCAAAAACGTCGTCGGCAAGATTCTCGACGCAGCAGATTTCATCGGGGGCATCAATGGCACAGTCGCCGGCAAACTTGCGATCGTGAGCTCGTTGACCTCGGCAATCAAAGAGCTTGAGCGCTCGGTCAATACTTTGGTGCACACGCCGGACCTCGTTCGCGCGTCGCTCATGTCGCTCGTGATTGCGACGGGAAACCTGGTCAAAACAGCGACCGAACGCTACACCAGCCTTGCACCATTTCGTGCGGCAAACGAGGCAGCCTCGCAGGGATACGGCCAAGCACTCGGGGCCGTCGGCGGTGCCGATGGGCAAATCAACATCACGCGCCCGGTGGATGCGTCGATCACCATGCTGTCGGCAATGAAGAAGAGCAACGAGCTTGAGCTCGACGTCTCCGAAATTCCCACGGGTGACGACCAGACGCCGGAGCGCGCGGCCGAGCTCGAAGCGACTCAAGCGATTCAACGTTGGACTCGAGCGACGCTGGTCATGCAACTCGCGGGTTCGCTCACCAATGTCGAGTGGGAGAGCGAGTCGCAGGTTCGGCATGCGATGGCTGTCCTGCAGGCTGAAATTGCGAAAGTTCGCGCCGACACTGGTCATTCGCCCGAAACGATTCGATCCCTTCGCGCGGTGACACTTGCCCTCGTTGCCTATCTCGATTCGCAGCGCTCGCGCTTGCCCGAGCTGCGCATTGTGTCGACGAAGCGGGCGCGCAGCATTGTCTTGCTGGCCTACGATCTCTTCGGTGACGCCTACGCCTATCCGCGCCTTCTCTCACGCAACGTCGACTCGATAACCGACCCTGGCCGTCTGCCAAGCGACATCGATCTGGAGGTGCTCGGTGATTAGGTCGCCAAAACCTCGCTTGCTGGTCGATGGGGAGGAGTACGCGGGCACGATCAAGTCGGTGCAAGTCACCGCGTCGATCGAGCAGGTCGCCCACTTTTTCACGGTTGAAACCTTCGTCGCTCGCGGTGCTCCGTTTCCCTTCTACGCCTTTGCGAAGGCCCAGCTCTACGACGGCGACAGATTGCTGGTCGACGGCTACCTTGAGCAACCCGACGACTCACGCTCTTCGGACGGCAGCACGGTGACGCTCACGGGCAAGTCGCGAACGAACCACTTGCAAGAGGCATCGGCTGCACTCGACACGCTTCAACTCCGCAACGTGACGCTTGAGAAAATCGTCCGCAAGCTCGTGGAGCCGTGGAAGATTCCCGTCAAAGTCACCGCCGGCGTTGATCAAGGTAAACCGTTCAAGAAGTTTCGGCTCAACGATGGCGAGACGCCGTTTGAGGCGATGGCAAGGGCGGTTCACGAGCGCGGCTTGTTGATTTACACCGAGACCGGCGCCGAGGTGATCATCGGCGAGCCCACGCGCGGCCCGGCGCTTTTCGTGTTTCCAGACTTCACCGACGTCGACACGATGATTCGCACCGGCGGCGACATCTCCGGCCTTGGCTCGCAATATAGCGTGACCGGGCACGGTACGCACATGCTTCTTGGCAAAGACCCGGGCAAGGCAATCGCAACCGTGCTCAATCCGGAGATCACCGAGCATCGGCCGATCATCATTCAAGCGCAGACGGGCACTCAGTTCAAAGAGCTCGTGAAGCAAGCCGAACGCATCCGCCAGTCGAGAATGGGCAAGGCGCTGACCTGCAACGTTGAGACCGCGGCATGGTACGGACGCACGGGCCAAATCTGGTGGCCGAACCAGCTCATTCACCTGAGGGCCGATGTGCATGTTGGCAAGAATAAGACGCTTGACGAAGAGATGGTGCTCTCGACGGTTTACTTGCGGTTTTCGAGCGACGAAGGGTCGTCGTCGCAACTCGAGTTCAAACGCCGCGACGCATTCTTGACGGAGGGAAAATGATGGGACCTCGTGAACTAAGAACATTCATCGACAAGGCAACCGCCACGATCCGCGGGCAAATCCGCGACATGGTGCGAATCGGAAAAGTTGGGCGACTCAAGGATGACGACGATGTGCAGACGATGCAGGCCGTTGACATGCAAGACCGCACCGAAGACGATGTGATGAACCTGAATCACTACGGTCTCTCGACGAATCCACCGGCGGAGAGCAAAGGCCTTCTCGTGTCGATCAACGGCTCAACCGAGCAGTCAGCGATGATCTTCGCGTCGCCAAGTGGACGCCCAACGGTCGAAGCGGGCGAAGTGATCGTCTGGTCAGTTCATGGGCAGTCGATGAAATTCGCCAAAACCGGTGACGTTTCGATCAGCTGCGCGGACGATGGCGTCAAGATCGACATGAAGGTGAGCGGCGAAGCGTCGATGGTGGCCAAGACTGGCGCCAAGATCGAGATGAGCACCGCCGGTCAGATCACGGTGACGTCGCCATCAGCGGCGCTCATCAAGCTCGGCAGTGCGGCCGCCGTGCTCGGCGTTGCTCGATTCACCGATTCGGTAGGTCCTTCGCCCGAGCTCATCGCTTACCAGACGTTTTGCGAAGGCCTCTTCAACAGCCTGTTGCCGGGTTCCTTCACGGCGTTCAACAACTTTGCGGCGGTAGTGCTGCGATCTGGAATCATCACAGGCGCGAGTGCAAAGACGCTTTCTGCGTAGTCACGGCTCAAGACCGACATGCGAGAGCAAAGTCGCTACCGTTTGTTGATCGAAGCTCTTCTTGCGAATCAGCTTCGCGGGCAGGTAGTGATCCCAAATCGACTCTGCGTTGCGTTCTGCTTCGGCGCGAATCTCAAGCTCGCTGTATCCCATTTGCTTCATCGCGCGAAGGCCGGAGCCATACGCCTGGACTTCGTAAATCCACAACTTGCGCGGCCGAGGGTAGATCAGGATTTCGAAGAGGAATCGCTTGGACTCTTGGATCGCGTGAGTTGTCTCGTGCACCGCCACTTTGGCTTGCTGATGCTTTGACTTCTTCTCCCAGTTGCTACCCCACCAGACATGGCCGAAGGCGGTCGTCGAAAATCTGGACTTTCGGCGCTTCACGCTTGTCTCAAAATCCAAACCATCGAGGAGACTGGCGCACTGCCGTAAGATTGCCTCTGGGTCGCGTAACATAGCGACGCCCGGTGGAAAGTTGGCTTTTGAAGACGCGAGAGCGATGTGCTTGGGCTTCAGTGTGAGCAACATGGGCAAGAACTTGCCCGCGTCGCCGCAACTCACGAATTCAAGGCGTGATCACGCGGCCCAAACCGAATTCGCGGCCTCAAGCATTTCGTCCGCAAATTCGGCGCAAACCACGTTGTCGCCGGCGCAAACCACGATGCGTTCGACGGCGCCAAAGTAGCCGCGCGCGATGTAGGTGAGTGCCGTGGCGAACTCTTCGATTTCTTCGATCGAGAGGTAGCTGATATCGACTTTGAGAGACGAAATACCGCGATGCTCCGCGGCGACAAGCGATGCGCTCAGGAAGTACGACCATCCGCACGTTTCTTGGTCCATGTGCGGCTCGGTGCTCGGAGCAAGAATGAATCGCTCACCGCCGAGAGTGCAAGGGAATGCAGCCCCAAGGGCAATGGGGAGCTTTCGCAGAAGTGTCGCGTTGAGCTCAGGATGCTTTGAACACACGCGGCGCAGCGCTTCGGATGCAACCTCTTCGAAGGAGAGGCCAACGCCAATCGGCACAATCGCACACGCGCCGTCGATGTCCGCACACGCCTTCTCGCTGACCTCAATCTTGAACGGCTTCATAATGAAATTGTAGACGCATCGGCTGAAAACTTTCAAGCCATGATTTTCGCGCGCGACAAAATTAGAGTATTGGAGCGACATGCCTCAACTTGCAGTGCGCTACAACCCAGCGGTGGGCGGCCTTGATTTGGTCAAGAGAGGATCGTCGCACGTCCTCGATGAAGGATATCTGACCGCGGAAATCTTGTCGGTGAAGATCGAAGCTCGCGCGAGTGTGCGCGGAGGTCCGCCGCGCGGTGGATGGTGGGCAAATCCAATCCTCGGCTCAAAGCTCTGGGCGCTGCTCGGCGACAAAATCGACGATACGTTCGCGGCACGAGTTCGAACCGAGCTGATTGCCACGTTTCAATGGATGGTGGACGCCAAGATTTGTCGCAAGATCGAGGCGACGGCGGTCGCAAAGTCCAATACCGTGACAGGCACGGTCACGCTTCATCGACGCGCGGAGAGTTTGACGGAAGTTCGTCGTTGGGAGTTGAGCGCCGGGGAGTTCACCTATGCTTGAAGTGCCAACGCTTGCCACATTGGTCGCCGAGGGCGAGGCTGCGGTCATCGCCGAGACTGACGTCAACGAAGTCACGCGCGATCGGTCTGCCGAGAGCATGATCGTTAAGGCCGTCGCCGAAGCGGCGTTTGGTCTGCATTCCGTCGCTGCGCTTGAGACGAGCCGATTCCTGTCGCAGCACAATGCACGCCCATGGGCCAGCTTCTACGGCGTGACGCCGAAGGTCGGCGGAAAAGCGCAAGGCTCCATCACGATCACCGGCACGGATGGTGCCGTGTTGGCAATCGGGAAAACGTTCTCGTACGCCGTGACGGGGCTCATCTACGAGGTGATGGCGTCGGCGACGATCGTTTCCGGTACCGCGACAACAACGGTGCAAGCGCTTGAGAGCGGCAGCGCGGGGAATATCGTTGCCGGTCAAGAGCTCGACTTGCAGGAGTCGACGGCGGGAATCGATCCGACGGCGATAATCGATGTCGGTGGCCTGATCGATGGCTCCGAGCCAGAGACGAATGAAGAGCTTTGGGAGCGAATCTTGCTGAAAGTGCAGAGCCCCGGCGAAGCATCGACGCCCAAGAACCTCGAACGATGGGCGCGTGAGATCGAAGGCGTGACGCGTGCGAAGTGCATCTCTGGATACTATGGCCCCGGCCACACCTTACTCTTACTCGTCAACGACGGCATCACCGGCCTCGTTCCGTCGCCGACGGTGGTGGCCGATGTCTACGATGCAATTTGGCCAAAACTCGATGAGCCGCGCGGTGTGCTCGTCGTGTCAGCGTCCAACGTCCAGACGGTCAACGTGACCTATGCGAATCTTGGTAGCGTCAACGACGACGAGAAGGCGGCGATCCTCAAACAGCTCAAGGATTTGTTTCGCCGGCGAGCGGGGTGGGGCGAGTCTTTGTCGCCCGTCGACATCGATGATGCTGCCGCGGCCGTTGTTTCGCGCCTTCGTTTTTCACTCACGTCGCCGCTCACAGTGCAAACGGCGAACTCAACCGAGGTCCTTGAACTTGGAACGGTGACTTGGACATGAGCGCTCACGACGACATTCTCGAACGCATTCAAGATGCGATGCCGGCTGCGTTCTCACGACATCCCGACGCGAACATCACGAAGTTTCTCAAGGGTGCGAGCCATGCTCTGGGTTCGTATCACGAGCAGTCGCAAGTCGCCTTTGCGCGCGAATTCATTCCGAACAAATCGGTCGACATGATCGAAGAGTGGGAGGTGATTGCCGCTCCGTACGAAGTTGCGAATCGGCCAGACACGCTCTCCGAACGTCAAGACGCATTGCACGCCAAATTCAACGACGCGGGCGACGTCAAGAATGAAGGGTATCGGCTCTTCGCCGTCGACTTCGGCTATACGGACGCAGCAATCACGAACTACCACGTCGCACTTTGCACCGACGAATGCACGGTCGAGCTCTACGGGCCCAAATGGCTCTTTGCGATAAGGTTCGATGCGGCCTCGATTAGCACCGAGCGCGACGCCGTCATGTGCTCTTTGCTCGAAGGTCGGACGCGGCACGGGTGCTACGTGCATTGCAACTTTGCCTGACCTTGATTTCGAGAGCGCGAGCAACTGGCGCAAGCTGTCATCATGCAGCGAATCGTTCGTTCACTGGCGCTCTACAACTTCCTTTTCATTGGCGCGATCCTTCTGAGTTCGGCGGCCGCGGGATGCTCTTCACTGAATGTTCGTAGAGTCCTCAAAGATGTCGACTCTGGACTCGATGTTGCCGACAAAATCGTCGAAGTGACGAAGGAGCAAGTCGAGGACTTCTGCTCGATCAACCCGAGTTCGAAGCTTTGCGCTCCTACCGTCCAAGCCGAGCTCGCGCCGAAGCTTGAGGCAGGCCCCGTCGCCGCCGGCGAAATCGAAGCGATCATCAATCAGGAGTCCGCAGTCGCGGAATGAACTATGGCCGGCGTACTTTCAAACGACGACGTCGCAGCCTATCGGTGGGTCCTGAACAAATACGGGTCGGGCCGACACGGGATGACTGAGGGTGACCCCGTGGCGATCCCACCCGTCTTGCCTTCGTTCTTTCATCCCGATTTGCAGGATGAAGACTACCAGGAGATGTTGAATCTCATCGTCGCCCTTGGTGGTACGCCAAGTCGAGAAACGCTGAATCAGGCGGCGACACTTTTGATGGCGCAATTCGACGATGTTCGCAAGCGAGCGAGATTCGCCGATTGGAATTACGCCTACGTCAGCCCGCTCGCGGGTGGTGCACCTGTCGATCTTTGTGCGACGCGTGGGCAAGCATTTGCGCTGATGACAACGAAGTTGATTCGCGTCAACCGTGGGGGCACGATCACCGACACTGGCTACACGGCTGCGTCTCCGCAGTGGGGTGGCGCGGCGCGAGATGGCTGCATGTATCAAATCTATGCCACGGCTTCCAACGATAGCGTCGCCGGCACAGACAAATTTGATACGATTTCACCGGGATCCTCGTTTCATACTACCTCAAATTTCGCGACCAATGACGATTTGACGCGGGTTTACTACGTCCAGACGCCACTCGGCGGAATTGGGACGATGAAGTATCATTCGGGCGACCTTGCCGACATTGATACAGGCGAATTAACGCTTGGCGCAAGCGGAGACATCGGGAGCAGCATCCCGGTCAAGGCTTTTGCGACGAACGGCCGCGTCGTTGCAAGCAAGGATACCGCGACGATGTGGCGAGCAGACGACGGCTCGGGTTCGTGGACGACAAACGCACATTCAACGATCGCCGCCTACTCTGACTATTGCGCATCGATCAAAACGGCATCTGGCGCCGTGCTTTGCCGGGCAAGTGCGAGTGGATTCGCATATTCGTCCGATTGGGGCGCCACCTGGTCAACGGTCTCGTTGCCCGCTGGATTCACCATTTCGGACCTCAAGAGCGATGGCATTGACTTCTATGCCGCGGGTACCGACTCGGGAAAATCGATCGTCTACGTGAGCCGAGATGGCGCAACGTGGTCATCGAGACCATTGCCAGTTTGGATCGGCACATCACCCAAGATTGCATGCGAAATCTTCGATCCGACCGGCATTCGAGCGGTTCGGCTTTGGGCAATCGGTTCGGCCAATCTCGTTGCGGTAGGGCGATCATCCTAGGGGGGAAAATCAGAATGAACGACACGTTGACGACAATCTTCGAACTCTCGTCTTCCGCCATCGGTTCCGAATGGTCGAGCGCTGGAGCAATCATCGCTTTCATGATTTGGCTCGTGAAGCGAGTCATGCGGCAAGCGCAAAAAGACGTGGGCCAGCTCCATCAGCGATTCAACAACCTCGATGCCCGAAATAACACGATCGAATCACAGCTCTCGGAGTTGCGTTCGCTGCGAGAGCGCGACATTGGACGAATGCGGGACGTCGAGAAAATGCAGATCGAGACGATGGATCGCGTGACTGAAATCTGCGAACGCGTGGAGAGCTGTCCAAATCTCGCAAACGGCCGGGCCTAGGCCACGATCGAAAAGCTCTCGCTGTTCGTCGTTCCTGGCTTTCCTGACGTCGTTCGATAGTCCCAACGCACGGAGACGGTGCCGGCCTTCGTGCCCGGCGGAAAGTCTTCAGTCTCCCATTCGTACGTCGCAACTCCGGTCGCGACGTCGAAGGTTGTTGCGTTGCGAATCTGCTCGACGCCGCTCTTCGGCAGTTTGAAAAGCAGTCGAACCGTCGTGTTGTCAATGTCGGCCGGAAGGTCGGACAACGTGCAGATAAGCGGCTTTGCAGTGTCTCCGATGCGTGGCTGATACGCGGGTGGGATGGTCATTGTTGCGGTCCTCGAATCGATCGAGAAGGTCGATGTTCGCGATGTGATTTCAAACTTCGCACTCGTTGACGTGATTGCAAAACTCGGGAACGAGCCGGGTGCGGGTGTGTTGGGATTGGCCGCCGGGCTTATCGCTGTCGCCGTGAATGCGCGGGCACGCGGTGAATTGCTTTCAGGGTAAACCTGCGCGCCGCTGTCGATCGATGCTTCGTTCGCTATGCTCGCGGGAAGTGTTGGCTCAGGCGTGATGTCGACGGTGCCGGTTCCCGTGGCACTCGCTGCATTCGCCACCGTGGCGGGGGCTGAGCTCGCCGGCGTGATATCTGCCGTGCCAGTCGCGTTGGCCGTCGATGCATTGGCTAGGGCCGCAGGTGCGGAGCTTGAGGGGGTAAGCTCGCTGCTTCCCGTTGACGTTGCTGTGGTCGCGCTTGCAATCGCACCGGCCGTGTTCGCAGAGGGGCTTGCCGATGCATTGCCGGACGCAGCGGCCGTCGTCGTGTGAGCGAGCGATGACGCCTCTGTGCCCGATGGGGTTACACTCGAGTTTCCCGTAGCGATGAGTGTGGCGGGGTTTGCAATTGCGCCGGCCGGCGGACTCTCGGGCGTGACTTCATTACCCTCCCCGGTTGCTGTTGCAGAGTTTGCCGAGGCCGCAGGAGCGCAACCCTCCGGCGTGACGGCTGCGTCTCCGTAGGCCGTTGCCGTTGAGGTGTTGGCGATTGCCGCTGAATTGCAGCTCTCGGGCGTGGCAGCCGCATTGCCGGTCGCGTTCGCGGTGCTGGCGTTGCTGGTCGCGGCAGGATCGGGGCTCGACGGTGTCGCGCTAGCGTCTCCCGTAGCCGTCGAGGTTGATGAATTGGCGATCGACGCAGGACTGTTGCTCGCGGGTGTGGCGTTTGCGTCTCCGGTAGCCGTCGCGGTCGATGAGTTGGCGATCGATGAGGCCGCAGGACTCTGCGGCTCAGCGGTCGCAGTTCCGCTTGCCGTCGCCGTCGAAGCAATAGCAATGCTCGCCGCTTCGTTGCTCGCGGGTTCGATTGTTGCCGATCCTGTCGCGCTGGCGGTCGCATCGTTGGCGATTGCACTGGCCGGAGTGCTCGAGGGCGAGGCGTCGGCGCTGCCGGTACCGACCGCCGTCGCTGAATTGGCAATGGATTGCGGAGAGGTTGCCGCCGGCGAGGCCGATGCGTCGCCGCTCGCACTTGCCGTCGTGGAGTTGGCGACACTGGCCGCGACGGTTGAGTCGGGCGTGACCGTTTGGTCGGACGCGGCTGCGGGCAACTTGAGCGCAAGGTAGGCAATCTCAGCAGTGCCCGCGCGCGGCGTGTCCCAAGTGATCGTCGGTGTTCCCGTGAGGCTGAGCGATCCGACATCGATGACGCTCCCGCTCGAATCGTAATGGCCGATTGCTCGCGACGTGTCGCTTGCTTGCGTGCCTTCGGTCAGCGACCCGATGAGGTCCGCCCACGTGCGAGCGTGCGACTGACCGCTTGCATCGGCAACGCCGACGGCCATATTTACGTGGCCAACGATGACGTCTTTAACATCGCCACCGGTGACGACGATCATGAGATCTGGATCGTCAATCGACCCGATAGACGTCGTCGATGCGCTCGCCGCCTTTGTGACCGTCCCGATGTCAATCTCTGCGCCGTCAAGAAAGAGTGCGAAGTGAGTAAACGAGTCGCTATCACTACCACTCCATGAGATATCCGAGTATCCTAGCGACGTTGCGCTTGCTGACCAGGTTTCAGCATTGTTATAAATCTGCTCAGAAAACGCATCGGTTGCGAGTTTTGAGTGAACGTGCGAGCTGCTGCCATCTGGAGAAAATGCTGACCACCCGACGCACCACTGCTTGAGATCGTCGGATATGTCTTTAGCGATTGCCCCAAACGCGAACATGGGGCCGTCTGTCGACAGAGTAAACGTGTTCGCCGTTGTTGAAACAAGGACGAGGTCTGGAGTAAATTTAGCTGCGCCAAACGGAAGCGACCCCGAACTTACAGCCGTGGCGTAGTTCCACCATAACATCGTTCGGCCGCCAAAGGCGATCCAGTGGATGATCCTCGACTCCGTGTCGGTCGTGGTGAAATTTATCGAGAATCCGTCGGATGTTGCAGTTACGGTGCCTAACCGAGATGTGTTGTTGTAGATGTACCCGTAGTTGGATCCGGCAGCGCGCCGCCCCTTTGTTGCATACGATGCGGCGTCCGCCCGGCCAGCTCCATGATAGCGCCCTGAAGTGGATGCCGAGAAACCGACCCCTTGGCCTGAAACCTGCGAAGTTCCAGTTCCTGCGGATGTCCACAAGTAGATCGCTTTAGGGGTGAATGACAGCCCGGTGACTACCGATGTGGATCCGGTTGTAGTTGGCGCGTTAAATGTTCCAGACGCGCAATGGATATCCGGCTGCGAAACCGCGAGCTTACGACTCGGTAAAAATGCATCGCCATTAGCCACGCAGAGATAAAGCGAGTCCGATTCGTCAAGCGAACCAAACTCAATATCGAACGTGATCGATGTGTCGCTCCACGATGTAACGGTCTGAACAACGGATGTGCCTACGCCGTTTTGATACGAAGTGCTAAGGATCAGATCATAGGCTTGCGTTGCACCAAATCCAGCGCCAGTAGCAACGACGCTCACCGAGTCTGGACGGGCGAGGTCATTGCAGTTGATTGCCGGATCTTTAATGTTGGTGAAGTACATCTAGACCCCAAGCGGCGGAAGTCGTTTGAGTCGCTCAATCTGGGTTGCGAGGGCCGTCTCCCATGAAACTGTGCCATCGATTGCCGCCTGCGCAGCATCGCAAAGCTCGTTGGCCAAGTTTTCGAGGAGTCCCAGACCGAAAAGCACGGGGTCGCCGGCGCGCTGAGCCAATACTTCAGCATGGAGCTCGTCGTAAGCTGCAATGACGCCAGACGTGGACTCCCGCAGCTCAACTTCACCCATCGCTGAGTAATGAGCGATCAGTGCGCTGAATCTCTGGGGCCGATCTTCGGATATGCCGCCTGCCTGAATCTCCGACATGACGAAGTAAACGGTTACCAATCCAAGAACCCGCACCCGGAGCTCTGAAACATCCATCGTTGACCAGGTATCGCGGAGCAACGCGAGATGCTCCTCACGTTGGCTTGCGGTGCTCATGGTTGATTGAGGATGAACCATCCCGCGGCAGGACAGTTGACGTTTACGCCGCTGCCGTTCGGTGTGAACGCGCAGACGTTGCGTGAGAGCAGGACCGAGGTCGAAGGCGTGCCAGTGTCATGGTAGATGTAGACCACCTCAACGGTTGCACCGGTCACGCCGGCGATGTTGGTCGTCGAGCACTTGAACGCGCCATCCGTGACCGTCTTGCCGGCGAGATTGCCCGACGTCGCAATGATCGCGCCGCCGGTAATGTCCGAGAGGTAGACGTCGCCATTGTCTTCCGGATGCACGGCTTCATCCACGAGAATCATCTTGATGTCGGCAGTGAGCAGGTTGAGCGCGCCAGCGACCGCCTCCATCCCTTTCGGGAATACGTAGTTCGTTGCCATTGCGTCGAATCTAGAGCGATTGCGAGGACTCGCTAAATCAAGGCTCGGCAAATCACCTACAGTTCAAACGCGGGATCACGCCGACTAGGACGCGTCAAGACATCCAGCATAACAGCGCATAACAAGCTGCCCCAAATAGACTAATAAACGTAGGTCTGCGCAGTTTTTCTGGTGCAAATCCTTCTATTCCCGGGCGAAATCGTGCGTCGCAATTTCCGTGCGGACCGGAGAACCAAACTGAAAGCTTCGATTGCCGAGGGAAATCGCCCTGAATTCCGTTAGTTCAGGTTTTTGTCGAATCGATCGGTGGCCGCGAATTTCGTGGCGCGTCCTAAGCTGGTTGCCAGTCGCGGCGCTGGGGGTTGATCGCAACGAGAGCGACCCCGTTGCCGACTGGCCTTCTGCGGATATGCTCGGAAATATGTGTGATTCACCATCAGATATTTGCAAATGCGCGGAGCGCCTGCTCCAAGTGCTCGATCTTGAGAAACTGATGCTGCTGACTGGCTCCGATGGCGTGGGTCGCGCATCAAACGGGCAATGGATCGCCAGAGTTGGGGAACGAGTCACGCGCGCGGACAGCCTCGAGCTCGCCCTCGTCCAGCATTTGCTCGCAGAAAATCCGAAGGTCACTTCTACCGTCAACCTCCCGTCAACAAAAAAGCGTGTTCTAGAATTTGGCCGATTAGTCCGCAAGAAGTCTCGAGGATTGATCATGTAGATTAGCCTCCGAAGCCGAAGGTCACAAGTTCGAACCTTGTCGCGCGCACCACTGAAAACACTGTTCTGCCGAAGAATGGACCCTAAAACGACCAAAAGAAGTTCTGGCGAATAGAAGGCGAATAGCAGGCATTTACACCCAAATCGCACTAGGTTACCGTCAACTTACCGTCAACTTCCAGGATGACGGTGAGGTTTCACGGTGCCGAAACTTGTCAAAAAAGTCATCGAGCAGGCCGAGCCTCGAGCCCGGCCGTACGAGATCATGGATGACGAATTGCGGGGCTTCGGGGTCCGCATTCAGCCGTCATGCGCTCGCACGCCGAAGGGCACGCGTGTGTTTTTCGTGCGCGTGTACCCGCGAGGAACCGATCGAGAGAAGAAGGTTACGCTCGGCGTCTATGGCGTGATCACTATCGACGCCGCCCGCGACAAGGCAATTCAGATCCTTGCTACTGCGCACGAGGGTGGTGACGTTCGACCGGCGCCGTTACCAAGCGTGATGACGGTGGCGGAATTGGCGAGAATCTATCTCGATCAGCACCTTGCAGTGCACGGAACGAGATCGACGCAGGTGGCGGCCAAGTCACTTTTCAATCGACACCTCATTCCGCGCTATGGCGAGTATGACGTCGAGAAAATCGATTTCGCGGCGGTGGCCAAACACCATTCGGAGCTTGGCGCGACGAATCCAGAGGTGGCCAATCGGATGGTCACGATGCTCGCCGCGGTTCTTGCGTGGGGCACCTCGCACGGTCATCGGCGGTCGGCGACGACGCCATGCAAGTGGGACAAGCGCGGGCGAGTCGGAGTCCGCAAATTTCAGGAGAAGCCACGCGAACGATTCCTGACCGAGGAGCAGGTGCAAAAGCTTGAGATGGCCTTGCGAAACGCGGAGAGCATCGACGGCAAGCGCAAGGGAGCGGTAAAGATCGATACCTGTGAACTGATCCGCCTCTTTCTCTATACCGGCGCGAGGTTCGGCGAGCTCCACAAGATCACTTGGTCGTTCGTGGACTTGGAGAATCGAAGGTTGCGTCTCTATCAAACGAAAGAAAAGAAACCAAAGTTCATTCCGCTCAGTGATGGCGCATTCGAGATTTTGGAACGACACAAGAATCGAAGGAAGAACGAGCCAAGCGATCGCGTGTTCGACTGCTACAACCCACAACGATCGTGGTCAAAAATCATTCGACCCGCCGCCGGTCTTGATGCGACCGAGGACGAGCAGGCTTTCACCATTCACGGCTTTCGACACAATCTCGCGTCAATGGGCTTGAACGACGGGCTCTCGCTCCGGACGATCGGTCAATTGTTGGGTCATTCAAGCGAGAAGACAACCGCTCGCTATGCCCACTTTGCGGACCAGACTTTGACCGACGCCATGCAGCGCATCGGCGACAAGATTAAGCGAAAGAGCTAGGCCGCGTCACTGAGCTCGTCCGGCTCGATGCTGGCGACCGTGAGAAGCTCTGCGATCGCGGCCATCACTTCGTTTGTGCAGTGCACGATCATCGATCGCGCGATGGCGCCGTCGTGATTGGCGAGTGTCTCCGCGTGCAGGTTGGCCGCCCATTGGACGACGCGCATGGAGAGGCAGGGGAGGACTGGGTTGAGGACCATAGGCCGTGCTCGACCAGCGGCCGACATGTGTTGCGTAAGCTAGGCGAAGGCAGCGAGATTTTATTTGCGTTCAATTGTTACGGTTACTTCTTTTGCTGATCAGTTGGCGGCCGCGGATTTGAATCGACGCCACTCCGCCTGGTATCGAGATTCTTCGGATCGGCAGGCGGAATCGGGTTTGGCTTGCGCGTGATAGTAAGAGGCTCACCCTTAGTCTGATCCTGTGACATTATGCGACTTTTGCACACCTGCGGCAGAAATTCCAAGTGCATCATGGGCTTCGCGCTGAAATTTGAGAATGCGCCGCTTGGAGTCGCTAACACTGTTCTGCAGCTTACCTATGGCCATAAGTTCCGATTCAAGCCTTTGAATTTCTTCGTCAGAGATCTCGTGGCCAAGCTCGCATTTTCGCCAAAGCTCCTTCGTTTTTTGCACCAAATCGGTCCAGCGAGGAATGGATAGCGAGAGGCAGACGATCTTTTCTCGCAAGCATAGCCATCGCTCAAGACTAACAAGTGCAGCTGGCAATGCGGCCAAAATTGAAGTTGCAAGCGGCTCCTTGCCAGCATAGGACAGCAAACTTGTCAGACCCGTGGAGATTACCCCGCCTGCGTAAGCAATGCCGAGCAGCCTTCGGCTCCAGTCGTACATCGACTTTGCTTGCAACAGATTGGCCAGCGAGTCACATCTGAGATCGTTAATGGCAATTCGAACTGGCTCTGGATTGATGCTCACCATGCGTCTGATGATCGCAGAGTGAGGCCAAAAAAACAAAACCAAGGCTCACTCCCCATCCAATTTCGACGGCGGGCGCATCACGACTTACTCGGCCGGCTTAGGCGGATTGCTTCCGGATGGGTCGCTTGGCAATGAAGGCGAGGGAGTTGGCTGCGGGCGAGGCAGTGTTGCCGGTCGCTGCAACTTTGTATCCTCACGTCGTTCGGGTGTTGTTGCTGGGCGAAGTGGCTTCGTAAAGGGCTCTCTCTCGTTTCCGGACATGAGGCAGCATTTTAGCGTCTGGAGGCAGCAGGCCAAGTGCAATTTCGGCCTTTATTAGAAACTCAGCCGACGCCTTCTCGTCATCTGGAAGTGACGCCTGGGCACTCTCAATCGCGTCACGCTTAGATTCGAGGCGCCTGATGTCATCTTTTAAAACCAGCTCGCCGGAGATCACCTCTCGGTAGAGATCGCACGCCTCACGATCTAGTTCGAGCCACTGACTATGCGTTCTGCCAAGGATCACAATCTGCTCTCTTAGGCCAAGGCTTCGCTCAAGAGCCACCAGAACCGCTGGAATCCCGGTCAATACTGTTAGCAGCAGCTTCTCCCAGCCGACGCTTGCGCCGTATGCAGTAACAAGAGACATGACTGCTCCAGTGAACATCATGGCATTGAGATACCTCCGCGCACGGTCAAGATTCGCCTTGCACTGCAAATAATTCATCCGAGCATAAACACGCAGTTCATTCGCTGAGATCTGAATCGGAGTCAATTCCATGTGCGAACCTTCCCGCAAATCACTCTGAAAGCAAACTCAAGGATCATCCCCGCCATCGGCGATCACTCCCCATCCAATTTCGGCGGCCACTCACCTTCCCAACCCGGAGGACGGCCGGCCTTGAGCACACCCGCCGTGAGCATCCATCGGCCCACGGTTGCGGTTCCCATCGCATTGCATGCTTTCGACCACTTTTCGATGGCCAGTCGCAAGGCTGGATCTATTTCGATGCTGATTTTCGGGCTCTTGGTTCTTGGGGTCTTGGTGGCAGACGAGTCAATCTCAAGATTGCCAAAAAGAACCTCTCGTTGCGCCTCTTCCTCTAGCGTTATGGCCTTGTCGCGACGGCGGCCACCCTCAGATGTCTTTTCTCGAGAGAGAGCATCAAGCGTCGCTGCGTCGAGCTCTGCCTCTGCCACCCTCATCTCCTGTGTCATGGCGGCAATAGCCTCCTGATCGCCGGAGGATAGGATTTCAACGAGGGAATCCGTCGCTTCCTGCAGTCGCCGAGTTGCGGCCATGAGTCGCCGCGTTCGAGGGACAAGGGTCAAGGCGCGGAGTATGCCAAAGTCGAACGCTTGTGCACCTGAACGGATTATCAGTGCTTTAGATCCTAGAATTCACGCTTTCTGGGCCGCACGTTCATTTCCGCTCGAAATGCGCGCTATGTCCGCATTTAATACCACGAAATTACTCCCACGTAATTGCATGGCAATACAAAAGAGCGTATACCCAATAGCAGATGCCTGAATCCAAACGACAGCCGGACTACGGCTTTCTGGCCGAACTCGAAAATGCCGGCCAACAGCTACTCACCCCGGCCGAGGCGAGTCGCGTCCTCGGAATTACCGAGTCAGCGCTCTACCAACGCCGACGCCAAGGCGTCGCGCCGAACTACAACAAGCGCGAGGACGGTCGCGTGGTCTATCTGCTCGAAGTTATCAGTGTGTACCTGCGAGGCGCGAGCACGGCTTCCACAACTGAATCGCGTGCGCGGAGACTCGGCCTTCTGCCCGCCAAAACCATCACGAAGTCGCGGGGCTCCAAATCTCAGCCAGTAATCAGCCGCAAGCCAGGCGAGGGGGTCTCCCGTGACCGGTGAGCCGACGCCTGAGCCAGTGCCCGATCTCGCGGCTTACAACGCGTTTCGGGAATTCGTCACTGAACGCACCAATGTGGCCAACGCCGCAAACGCCAAACTGGAAACCGTGAAGACTCATGTCGAAGCAATCCGAACCCTCCACACCGCCGGAAACACCCCATCGACCACCGAGGCCATTGAGGCTCTCGCAACATTTCTCGGCATGCCCCCGGGAGTTTAGGCCGATGTTCCCGCATTGCGCCAAGCAAGTGCTCACCGTCGGCAAGATGACCGGCGCTCTCGTTAGTCACTAAACAACTTTCATAGACTGTTTTTGCATGCGTGAAATATCGCCACGGGATTCTTATGTCTTGGAATCAGCCACTTTACGACGATGACAGCGATTTTGATCAGCGCGAATGGCTGGACCCTAGCGAGCTTCCGCGCCCGAAATGCCGGTTTTGCGGCGGCCAAGGCTGGACTTGGGAAGGCGGCCCATGCGGCTGCGACGAGCGAGAGAAGGCCGAATAGGCCAATCGAGGTTTGCCCCTCGAATCCAGCGTTCACGTCGTGAACATTGGCTTCGGTGCGCAAAAAGGAGTTCGAATATGGAAATTGTTTCAAGAATAGAAGTTAGAGGTCGCGCAGCGTCGCGGGAAGTGGCAAATCGCTACCGCGTGCTCGCGGATGAATGCGAGGAAAAGGCGACGCACATCGAGCGCGCGTCCGCCTACAACCCCAATGCAACCATCGAGTTCGCCGGCGGCCAATGGGTTGCTGGAATGACGATCGAAGGCTGTGGCATCCATTGGGAAGTCGAAGCTGCGGCCGACGATCCGCTTTCGGCTTCCATCGCGCTGTCGGATCGTGTCCTCGCTCGCGCAACCTTTCTTGATGTTGCGATATTGCCAAGCTTCGAGGTTCGGGCGGTCACGAATCTTGGTTGCTTTCGCGGCAAACTCATCCATTGGACGTCTCAACTGACGTTCGCCGCAAAGCTTGATGAGGATGACCTTGCCGCGCTTGAGGATCTCGGCATCGAGGTTGATGCCGCAAATGGTGGATTTTTGATCGTCAAGGATCGCTATTCGAGCGATGGGAAGTCGAGGCCCAAGGTATGAGCGACACACTTTTTGCCGAGGTTCCGAGCGAGAAGCGACTAGCCAAGTTCGAGGTCAACTACACGCCGATCAGTGTCGTGCGCCAATGTCTAACCAAATTGAAGCAGCGCCACGACCTGAAAGTGAAGTCGTTTCTCGACCCGTCGGCTGGGTCTGGCGTGTATTGCAAAGTGGTCCGCGAACTTTGGCCGAGCGCCTACATTTGCGCGGTTGAACCACGCGAGGAAGAGCGGGAGGGGCTGCTCAAGCTGGCTGACGATGTGACGATCGATACATTCGACCACGCGAGCTGGTCTCCCAACTCGTTTGATCTCATCGCAACAAATCCACCTTTCACTTTCACTCACGCCTTGGTGCGATCAATCATCGAGAACGGCCTCTGCGATATGCTCTTTCTTCTCGACAAAACGCAGGCGTTTCAACGCAGCAAAGCCGGCGTCAAATTGCTTGAGGACTGCCCGCCGGCCGAGGAGTATCGCATCGCCCAATCGATACGGTTTCGCGCTAAAGGATCGGGCGACAGCATCTGTTATTCTCATTGGCTTTGGAACTTAAACACCGCGTCGCTTGGCCATTGGAACGCGATTCAACTGCCCCTCTTGGACGCGGCGGAAAGGCGTCACCGATGAGTAAGCCGCGAACAAAGCCGATTCCGCCCTTCATCGCCATGTATCGCACGCCTCGCGTCTCCGATACCGACACTTTCGGGCGCGTGCTCGTTTGGGATGGCGTTGGGTATCAACCGCGAGCCGTCGAATTGATGGACGACCGCGACATTTGGGTCCCGATGCCGCGCCGACCCACAAAGGCGTTACTCGCCCGCGCTGCGAAAGTTGAAAAGGTTGCATCATGAATCTCACCGACATCGACGGCCTTGTGCTCTTCTTCGACACCGAGACCACTGGTCTGCCCGACGATCGTTTGCCTTACGAGCACCCCTCGCAGCCGCACATTGTTCAGCTGGCGTGGTGCCTTGCGCGACCTGGCGGCGGCATTTCGAGTGAGGGCGGTTTCATTATCGACGCGGGCGTGCCGGTGCCAAATGCCGCAGCGAAAGTGCACGGCATCACGACGGAACGCGCCAAAGCAGAGGGAATCGCAGCCCGCAGTGCCCTGCATATCTTCTGCGCGCTGGCGAAGAAGGCTGTCGCCGTGTGCTGCCACAATGTCGAGTTCGACTTGCTCATGATCGACATCGCGCTCCACCGTTGCGAGCAGGGCAGGGCGCGAGACGCCATTCGGGCAATGCCCAAGATTTGCACAATGGAGCTCTCACGCGACATCTGCAAGATTCCACCAACCGAGCGAATGATCGCGGCTGGCAGGACTGGATTCAAATCGCCTTCGCTCATGGAGGCGCACAAAATCGTCGTGGGCTACGAATTCGATGGTGCACATGATGCGCGGTACGATGTTCGCGCGTGTCGAAACATTTTTGAACAATTGCGAATTATTGAGCACGGTGCTATTTTGGCGAGATAGGATTGGTATGAACTATCGGCAGGTAAACAATGATATCGGCAAAGAGGCTCGCATTTTTGTCCCGGATGGGATGCCGCCGCTGAGCGTCGACTTTGCTCCGTCTAGCGATGGGGTTGGCTACTCGGCGGACGGGTGGCACTGCAAGTGTTACGATAGAGGTGATATTGCCCTGGGTCCGCGATGGGAATATCACAAGTCGCCCAAGCAGCGGCGCGGTCACCCGATCAAGTAGGCCAAGCAAATAGACCGTAGATCGACCGGATTCCTACGCTTGCGCGTGAAAGGGCCGGCTAAGGCATTGGTTATGAGCGCTATCGCAACTACATCCACACCGCCATCGATCCTCAGCCTCTCCGCCGACACGCTCGGCGAGATTGCAAAGCTCAATACGTCGCTTGCCGAGTTCGCCACGACGGAGATCACGGACTCGAACTTCGCCGCCGCAAATGCGGCCGTCGCAAAGTCTGCCAAAATCAAAAAGGCGATCGAGGCTGAAGCGAAGGAGCGCAAGCGCAAGATCGATGCACAAAAAAAGCTCGTTGATGCCGCTGTCGAGTCGGCGCTCGGCGAGCTCACGGCCGCCCTGAAGCCCATCAACCAAAGCCTCGCGGCCTACGCCGCCCGCAAGGAAGAGGAACGCCAGGCCGCCATCGCGGAAGCTCGCCGCATCGAAGCCGAGGAACGAGCCCGCAAAGCCGAGGAAGCTCGCATCGCCGCCGAGGCCCGTGCCGCCCAAGCTCGACGAGAGGCCGAGGCTCGCGCGGAGGCAGTGCGCCAGGCCGAGGAGTTGCGACGCATTGAGTTGGCTCGCCAAGCCGCGCTCAAGGCCGGTGAGCCGCTGCCGCCCAAGCCGATTGAGGTCGTCACTGCTGCGGCCGCGGAGCCCGATCCATGGGATGTGCCGGAACCCACGCCGGCAATCGTCCCCGAAGTCGTGTGCGCCGATCTTGGCCGCGTCACGCCGGTCGCGAGGCCGGTCATCCCTGCGGCCGTGAAGACGGCTGTCCGCACTCGAACGGTTCAAAAACTCGAAATCTTTGATGAGTCCGCCATCCCGGCAATCGCCTTGAACGGCGCGGTGCTACGCAAGGTCGATAATGCAGCGGTAACCGCTGCGCTCAAGGCCGGCATCAATGTGCCAGGTGCGAGACTTGTATCGGAGGAGTTGACCTACAACGCATAGCACCGCTCGCCCGAGCTCGCCCGCACCGTGTCGCATTTGCGATGATCGGGCGGGCTCAAGGCGTTGAGGAAAAGGAAAAGAATGCTAACTGAAGCGCAAAAAATTGTCCGTCTCGGACGCATGACTTCATCAGTTGTCTCGGGTGCGCTCGGCGTAAACCCTCACATGACACCGATCGCAGCATGGGAATCGATCCGCGGCGAGTCACTTTTTGAGGGCAACAAGGCCACTGAGCGGGGCAATCTGCTCGAAGAGCCGATCTTGCAATACCCGTGCGAGGCAATGGGCCTTGTTCGCGGCCCGGTCAACTTCGTTTCGATCGAAGATTGGGCCGGCGATTCAACCGATGCCACCTATTACCAAGATGGCAAACTCATCGCCATTGGCGAAGGCAAGTCCGTCGCGCAGGGAGCTGAGAAAGGCTGGGGCGAACCCGGCACCGATCAGGTTCCGCCGCACGTTGCCATTCAATGCCACTGGCACTTGATCCACTGGCCCGAGGCTGAGCGGTGTTTGGTCCCTGTGCTATTCGGCGGCTACGATTTTCGATTCGAAATCTACATCGTCGAGCGTGACTCGGAGATCGAAGAGCATCTTTGGGCGCAAGCGAAGGCGTGGCACGAAGAATACGTGATCGGCAACGTGCGACCTCCAGTCAATGGCGGCGACATGGCATGGCTCAAGGCGCGGCATCCATGCAACTTCCGCGACGAGCTTGAGTTTAGCCCCACGCTGGATGAGCTATGCTTTCAAGCCTTGGAGGCGACCGAGAATCGCAAGGCGTATGAGCTGATTGAAGAGTCGGCCAAAGCTCGGGTCATGGACTGGCTCGGAGACTACGGCACGCATCGCGGCGCACTGACGCAAGTAACGTGGCGCAACAACAAAGACTCGCTCAAGACAGACTGGGAGGCTGTTGCAATGGCCTTGGGGGCAACGCCCGAGCTGATTGCCGCCCACTCGGAAATGAAGCAAGGCACTCGCGTCTTGAAAATTTCGCAAGCAAAATTGAAAGGTAAAAAATGATTAAAGGGTTCACACCGCAACTTGCCGAGGGTGGCAAGATCAAAATCGGCGGGCTCGGAGAGGCTCGCAAAAGCAAGAATGGCAACGAATTTCGAATGCCGGTAAAGCACGACCATTTTCTCGTGACCGAGACCGAGCGCGATCCGGCGACGAGCAACTTTCGCGTGCGCGAGAGCGTGATGGAGCAACTGAAAAAAGACGATGATGGGCAGGTTCGCGAGATTCCAATTTTCGTTCACTCGGATGAAATCGAAGAGGTGTTTCCGACTGCATACGCGCTTTACTCCGGTCGGAGAATGCAGTGCCGTGGCGATGGAGAAGAGGCGATGCGCAAGAATGATGCCGGCGTGGCGGTGAAGGTCGCTTGCCCATGCGATCGCCTTGTGAAGCGGGAATGTAAGCCGCACGGCACGTTGCATTGCTCGATACGCGTGCCTGGCCAGGGACTTGCCGGCGCGGTCTACAAAGTGCGCACGACGTCCGAGATTACGATTCGTCGCATCATCGGTTCGCTGATTCAGATTCGGCAGACGGTTGGAGTTTTGCGCGGGCTGCCGCTCGTGCTTTGTCTGAAGCCTGTCGACGTCAATCCTGGCGGCGTCGCGTCGAAGGTCTACGTGCTTCATATCGAGCTCCGCGAAGAGAATCTGATTGAAGTTCAGCGCCAAGCGATCGAGTCGGCGAAGATGCGCGCGAGCGTGATGCGAGCGTACGACATTGACTACAAGCAGCTGATTCAGGGGCCTGGACTTGATGAGGATGACGATGAACAGGACCACCTCAACCAAGAGTATTCCCCGGAAACGGTGAATCCGGGCGAGGTGTCCGTTGTCACTGTCGAGTCGCTCACGCAAAAGGTGCGAGAGGCTGGCAGTGCTGGCGCGCAGAGCGTTCGAGAAAAGCTTGGCATGGGCAATGCTGCGCCGCCGAAGCAGCTTGAGCAGCCGAAGCCGGTCGCATCGAACCAGGTCGCCGCGTTGCCTGTCAGTGATCGCGTCAAATCAGCATTCGCATGGCTCGGCGCGAAGGGGCTGAAAGAGAAAGTCGTGCTCGGCAACATTGGGCGCGAATCTCTTGCCGATGTCACCGACGACGATTTTGCAATCCTTCGCATCGCCGTCAAGGCGATCCAAGGTGGGGGCAAGCCGGAGCTCGCGCTCATCTCGGCATGTTGGGCGTCGAGGGGTGTGCGAGACGATGAGCTTGCGCAGATCCTCGGCCGAATAACGATCGACGAGATCGACGATCACGATCGAGAGGCTCTCATTCGGGCGGCGAAGTACGATGACCCGAAGAGATTTCTGCTTGGTGTTGTTGGAGCTGAAGAGAAAGAGGCAGGATAATGGCCGGAATCAATAAAGTCATCATCATCGGGCGATTGGGGCGAGACCCAGAAATTCGCTACACCCAAGGCGGGCAACCTGTCTGCAATCTCAACGTCGCAACCTCGCGGCAGTGGCTCAACAAGCAGACCAATCAAAAAGAGGAAGAGACCGAATGGCACCGTGTGGTGGTGTGGGGCAAGACGGCCGAGCACTGCAATAACTACTTAGCCAAAGGTCGCGAGGTCTACGTGGAAGGCCGCCTTAAAACATCGTCGTACGACAAGGATGGGCAGAAGCACTATTCAACCGACATCGTTGCTGAAGTCGTGCAATTCCTCGGTGGCGTCGGTGATGGAAAGGGAGCAAAGCGCGACGACGAAACGCGTGACAGTCGCGACCCGCAGGAGAATTATTCGGCGCGGGATGACGATGACATTCCTTTTTGATGTATACTGAGCCCGCCACGCGGGCCCAACGCAAAGGATGCACGGTAGGCGGTAGCCGGTGAGTTGTTGATTTATGCGTTTCAGTCAACTCAGATCGTTGGTTCGACTCCAACCCTTTGCACTTTCACAATTCGAAACCCTGTTTGTGGGCAGGCGCGGGCGGACGTGGCGAACGATGTCCGGGTTCGAGAGGACTACGAGCGGGGCGAAACGAGCGTCCGTGCATTTTTTCGGGAGCAGAATAACCGGGTGGGGCATCCCATTGGCGAAAGTGGCCCCTGCGAACTGAGTCGAAATGGAGGATTTATGTAACCGCTAAATACGTGACGCCTTGCCCCCGATACGGGCACCTGCGACGAAAGGTTCATCCGGGTTCGATTCCCGGCGTCGCACCATCGGCCGTAAACGAAAAGGGACGGTCAATGCAGGAGGAACGCCGCGAGTTCCTGGGCCTAGGCGAGGCCAAAAGCAGATAGCGGATGTGAAGCGCAAACAGCCCCGTCGGTCGGATAGCCGGCGGGGCACCTAGAGGAGAATTATGAAAAACGATGAACTGCTCTCTGAGCTTATTGCGTTGCAAAAAACCATGCGCATGGAACAGTCGCCAGTTGTATCTGTCATTCTTAATCATGATACGACGATGCAGATTGAGGGTCGCAAATATGTTTACTTACACCGGCAAGGCGAACATTTTTGCATTGGCACTATCATATCACCGGTGATTGGCGAGCTAAAAGCCTTTATTGGAAAGGCGATCGAAGATGAGATCGCTAAACTCCGAAAGCAAGCCGGAGATGACATCAGGACATTCGCCCTCATTTCCTCGGGGGTGACGCCATGAAACTTGAATGGAAATCATCAACGACGGCCGTCGACGGCGTCAGTATGCCTTACCACTACCTCAATACGCCGACCGGTGTCGTGCTTGCGGGTGTCAAGCATGCCAGCCACGTCAAGATCGACGGATGCAACCTCACCGACGAAGGCGAGTTTGTGCCGGCCCAGGGGTTTGGGAGCTATGTCACCATCGGCCGCGAAACCGCGATAATCATTCTCAACAACATGATGTGCGTAAGAGGCAACGATCTATTGTCCGAGGATTTTGAGGCCGCGCTAGCTGATCTTGGCTGGCAGCTAGGGGAAGAGGTGACAGCACCCAATGGCCAGCAAGGTGACGTACAAGGGTGAACAATGGCTCGTGATTGAGCACCTGCACGAGTATCAGTGCATGGCGCTCAAACACAACGAGCGCGACGAATTTCTTTTGGGAATCAAGGAAAGTGAAGTTGAAATGACCCACGAACTAACCTATGAGCAAGCCGAGTTCCTCCGCGCGGTTGCTAAGTTTCACATTGAGGCGACGTGTCTAGATGCGTCTGATTGGCGACCGCTGCTTGACGCTGGCCTAATCTGCGACCCAAGCGATTGGCCGGACTTGCACTTCGCTTTGACCGACGCCGGCCGCGAAGCCCTCATCGAGTGCAATCGCAAGTTCGTCACGGCCCCACGCGACGACATCGACTACGTGATGAGATGCCTGAAAACCCGCATCGATATATTGGAGAAGCGATTAGTGGAACACCCTATTGAGCTGGCCGTTGTCGATGACATTCGCGATACGCTCAATGCTCTCATGAGAGTATTGGAGGCTAAATGACCAAAGAAGAATACATCAAGCGATTCGTCGCTCGCATGTGCGAGGCCGCTGCACTCTATCCCGACGATGAGACCGCACTTGCCGAAGCGGAAACGTTTTGGGATGAGTACGCATGCAAAGATGACAATCCAGACCCAGAGAGCGACGCCGATGAGGCGATGTTGTTTTGGAGTGAGTGAAAATGGACAACAAACAAACCGTACTCGTCAGCGCCGTAGTCCACGCAAAGGCTGAATACAATTTTCACTTCGAGTTTGACGGCGACACGTCAGATGAGGATGCGATGAAAGATGCGGCATGGTCTGCGCTCAACTCGGAGGCGATGATTGGACCTTTGGAGTGCTTGAGTCATGAGTTCGTAGATGAGGAGCAGTACAACACGGCGATGACTCTCGAAGTTGTCGACGGCTCGCCCGACGATTATCGGCCAGCGCCTAAAACACCATCCAAAGCCAAGCTCTGGCGGCGCGTGGCGAGGTTGGCTGGCGAGGTCATCATGAGAAATGATCCGGCCCTTTGCACGTACGGCCCGTCAATGAATGTGCTAAGTGGAGCCAGCGCTGTTAGAGAGTTGATTCGAGTTGTCCATGAATTTGAAGCGCAGGGGCTCGCCACGACCAGAAAAAAGCTTCTGAGCAGACTTGAAGCAGCACTCAAGGAATGGGAGGCAGCGCAATGACCCCCAAAATCAACCTCACACTCCAAGTCGACGCCCCGGCGCCGGCGGTTGAGGAGATTTGCAGATGAACATTGGACCGACAGTTTGGCTATACTACCCGTACGCGAATCACCACAAAGATGGCATAAGCGAGGCAAGGGTCGTAAAAGTCGGTAACAAACTCGCGCATCTTTTCGACGGACGAAAGATCGATATCGAAACGCTTGCCATGCGCGACCATTCGTCGATTCAGGTATTCCTCACGCGTGCGGATCTTGATGCGTACCTGCAACACATTGCAGATTTTTCGCGGATGCAAAACCGAGTTACAAGGCTTCGCTCTCACGATGTGACGCGTGAGCAAGTTATGAGAATTCTTGAGATTCTGAATTGAGGAGATTTGCAGATGATTTGCGCGGTATGCAACAACGATGTCGACACGAAAAAAGTGTGTACTTGCAAGGCGCTCGGACCAGGAAGCGAGTGCGTCGCGTGTGAGGTTTGGAAGTGTCGAAAGTGCCTAAAGGTTTACGGGTGGCTTGAGAGCGGCAAGGAAGACGGCGATGGTGTTTGCGATGCCTGCTGGGCGAAAGATGAGGAGGTTTGAAAATGACCAATCCAACCTACGAAACATTCCAGCGCGACGTCGCTGAGCACGAGCTTCGAATCTTGCACGACGACGGCATTTATCGCCACGTTCAGGGACGGCGCAAATCTGGGAGCAGCGCCATGCATTTCAATGTCGTCACCTTCCCAGGCTACCTCGCGTACACCGGAGACTGCGGCGCGTTCACATTTTGGCGGACGACTGACATGTTCACCTTTTTTCGCACGAAGGATCCATCGCAAATTAATCCACACTATTGGGCGCAGAAACTAGAGGCCACGCGCCGCACTGATGGCTTCAAAGAGTTCAGCCATGAGTCTCTAACGAGCCACTGTTGGGACTATATGCGGCAGTTTCAAGGGGATTTCGACGCAAAGAAGCGCGGTGAGATTGGCCAGGCGATCATCGACGAAGTGCTTTGTGCGGATAGTCTTGAGGATGCGCATGAAAGGCTTCGAGATTTTGAGGTCGACGGGGAGCAATTCTTCAGCGACTCATGGGAATGGGATTTGACAGATTACACCGCGCGATTCATCTGGTGCTGCTACGCCATTGTTTGGGCGATTGCGCGGTACGATGAGCAGAAAGGACAATCAACATGACCATATTCAACCTTTCACAATCCGCTATAAACTGGCTCGCAGATGGCGAACGCGGACTGAGCAGCGAGCAGATGTTTGAGACATTCACCGGTCTCCCATGTGTATCGAGGGATTTTCGAAATCCCCCGTGTCATCCGCATGACCCAGACGACCTGCGCCGCTGCATGGCGTTGCTGAAAGATGTTCCCGAGTTTCGTGGGATAATGCATGAGATGCGCAAGGTTTCGCCGGCGTGGTCTCGTCTAGTCGATCGATGGGATGAATTGGCTGCGTTGCTGGAGCAAGAGATGGCTGACAGGAGCAACAAAGGCAGGGCTACCAAGACCTACGACTTGATGAAAGAGATTTTGAGAGGAGCACAATGATCACCATCGACCAACTAAACGCAATCTCTGGGCGGCCAAGCGAGCTGCAGTGGCATCCGATCGCCGAAGGAACTGCCTTCGAGTTGGACCGGCCAGACACCGGACACTGGTTCATCCGTGTCAAGGCGGACGCATCGGCGCTGAAGTTCTATCTTAGCACGTATCCGGCGACGCCGACCGAGCTACTCGCATTCGCAACCTACATCCGCCGCGTCGAGATCGAGATTGAGCGGATGAAGGAGGCGGTCGAATGACCTACCGCCAAAAACAATCACTCCGCAAAGCAAGACGCGTCATGCGTCGACCTCGGCGAAAGCGATGGTGCAGACTTTGCTCTGATGGGATGGGCAGCTGCTGCTATCAGTTGTATAACACATTTGCACTTCATGCCTTCGGCATTCGATATGGCAAGATGCTATCTATGATAGAAGAATCACCAGGCAACGGAACATTCACCCACTGCCTGCATTGCGGGAATCCACCGAGGAGCATGAGATGACCAACCTCGATCGCCAGCGCCTAGCCCTTGAAGAGTACCTCAAGTCGCCGCAGGTGCAGCAAGTTATCGCTGATTCGAATGCTAGGATTCGCGAGTTTATCCTTTTGCTGCAACGCGCCGAAACGATTGATCCGGAAATCGTGAGACGCAAGCTCATTTCGAGCGAAGGAGAACCATCATGACCCGCCTAGAACTAACTCCAGAAGAACGCGCCGTCATGTGTCATGCCATTGGCCTGAAAAGCCCGCACACGGGGTGCGAAACCCAAAATATCGGCTGGCGAAATCGCTACGTCTGCGATCCGAGCGAAGTCTGGTCCGGCCTAGTTGATCGCGGCCTGGCGAGACAGCATCGATCTTCGCTGTTGCCAGCAAGTGAGGTGTGGTATTCAGTGACCGAGCTTGGTTGGTCCAAATTGATCCCTGGTGTGCCGTATCAGGATTTTGAATCGTCTGGCATCAAGATCTCAGGCGATCAGGCCAGCGATGCGCTCGGCGAGCCTCGGAGGAAAAGGCTAACCCGTAGTCAAATGCGCTATCAGAGGTATCGTAAGTTTGGCGACGGGTTCGATAGCTTCATTGAATTTTGCCGGTGGGATTCGGAGAAAGGACGTCCATGGAACGCCTAGAACGCTTCCGCCTAGCCATCGTCAACCAAGGATTCACCGGTGTCGTTTGCACCGCGACGCCTTGCGGGTGCGACCCCGTTGAAGACTTCGCGCCGTGCTACGGCAGCGACTGGACGTCGAACAATACGGCCGCGATCCTAGAGCACTGCCGCGGCGGGTACAAACACCAAGACCCGAGTGGTCGACATCCGCATCCGGTGTTTTCGACCGGAAAAGAACCGATCGAACAGGAAGAGTACGACAGGATTTCAAACCTGGCATAGGAGTTCAAATGACAATCGAATTGACACACACGCAAGCAGCTATCCTTCGCGCTATCAACTCCGACGCTTGGGAAGCTCGTTATATCGGCAGCCCCCTAATCGGCAGCGACGATTTCTCGTGGGCCATCGAGAGGCTTGAGGTGGGGGCTGGCTACTTATGGACGCTTACCAATGCTGGTCAGGAAGCCCTCGCAGCCTACGACGCCAAATGGGTCCCCGTCGAGAAATGGCGCCTGGAAGAAGTGGCCAACTACGTTTCCGAGTGCACGCCACTCACCAGCGTGAGCGATGAGGAGATTGTTGCCGACGTTGTCGCCCGTGCACATTGCGAGATCATGCTCACTGGAATCGGCATGTGGGGTGAACCGACGGATGGTTCGAAGGAGGTGAAATCATGAGCCAAAGTCGTCGAATGTCCGCAAATGGAAACGTGCCTTTCAACGGCGATCGGATACGCCGTGGCGATGGCGACGCAGGCGGTCGTATTCCCGCTTTTCGGAATCCACGCCTCAGCTTCGGCACAATTTGAAATCGCCCTAATCTTCACCGTCGTGTCCATTCTGCGGGGGTATGCAGTGCGACGGTTCTTTGTCTTTTTGCATGGAAGGACAGGTCGGTGCTCCCCACCCTAATCCTCGCCGCCATCCTGCAAGTCCAAGTGGAGTCAACGTGTGGATAGTCAGCAAAGCCCTTTGCGAGAGCTCGCCCTGTTCGCCGGCGCCGGCGGAAGCATCCTCGCCGGACGCAATCTTGGTTGGCGAACTGTCTGCGCAGTGGAGTTCGATCGGTACCGGCAAGCGGTCTTGGTCGCGCGACAAAACGACGGGAGCTTGGATCCATTCCCCATCTGGGATGACGTTCGAACTTTCGACGGAAGACCTTGGCACGGCCTTGTTGACATCATTTCGGGCGGGTTTCCGTGCCAAGATATCTCAGCAGCTGGCGGTGGCGCCGGCATCGATGGTGCTCGCTCCGGCCTTTGGTCGGAGATGGCACGCATTGTCGATGAAGTTCGACCTGGATTCGTCTTCGTGGAGAACTCACCAATGCTTGTTTCCCGAGGTCTTACCCGAGTCCTCAGTGATCTTGCCTCGCTCGGGTATGATGCAACGTGGGGAGTGTTGGGAGCTTCCGACGTTGGGGCGTGGCACCGACGCGAGCGCATCTGGATCCTTGCTGCCAACGCTTACGCGCTGCGGGAACTACAATCGCAAGGGTCTGAGCGAACAAAGCGGGGACGGATTGCACACTGTGCTGCGCACTTTTCCGACGCTCACGAAATCCGACGCGAGGCGAGGTGGCGGACGAAAACCTCGAGGGCGCAGCGAGGGGCAAAATCTATCCGAGGTCATCGAGGGCAGTCCTGGGCCGCTGAACCCAACGTGGTGCGAATGGTTCATGGGCTGGCCAATGGGCTGGACCGAGTTGAGGCGCTGGGAGACGGGTGGGTGCCACAGTGTGGCGCGGAGGCATTTCTTCGTTTGAGTGAAAGGTTTGCTCAATGAGCCGCTACGCACGCTCTTTATTGCTGGAACAGAATGAGATTAGTGAGATATGAAAACCGACGGCACCTTTGAGTTACTTGTGAATGAGGTCGATGCCTCGAAAACCCTTCTCGATCACACGAATGTGGGAAATAAAGATTCATACATCACTGCCGCATTGGCGCTGATCGATCACTTCAAGAGTGATGATTTTGCATTTGCGGTTTTTAGCGCGGGGTTTCGCGCTGGAGTTGCCTCAGTCCTTTTCGATGAGAATAAAGTAATTCGAAAGCACATCTATGAAGCGGCAAAAGAGCTCAACGACAGGAGAGTCAAGGGAAGTGAACGCACTGATAGCGGAAAGAACGAGGCCACAACATGAACACTTTCAAAAAGCACACCGTCGTGATCGACAACATCGCCTACGAATTCGAGGCGGCCAACTTCCCGACCTATTGCCTCGTGCGCGGAGGAGGCGAGCCGTCGCTTCATCCGGGGTGGAATGTGGATGAGAATGGGGAGTTTGTGCGAGTCGACGACGCAGTGGTCAGGGAGATCGAGATCTATTGCAAGGACACCCTTGACTGTGCAATCACTGAAAAAGGGCAGCAATTTTGCGCGGCAAAGATTCTTGAAATCATCAAGGAGAAAAGATGAAGGATTTTATCACATGGGACGATAGTGTTATTGATACGGCGGCGACTTGCGCCAGGAATGATCTTACCCAATGGAGCTGGTCTATCCCTCATTTGGAGCAACCCATCGACACTGGGATTGAAATGCTATCTGCCGTGCTTCAACACGCAAAGAGACCGCGAAGCAGCATGTTAGTCTTCGAGTGCTTTCTGCTCGTCGCGCTACCTTCGCTTGTTTTGAGCCGGCTCGGTCTGAAGCAGAAAAAACAATGGCGATTCCTCGTTGCGCCAGCAGAGCTCAAATACCGATCGCTCGAAGACATGGGTCTGGACTGGTACAGTATGATTCGCGCAGCCAAGAGCCAGAATGTGATCGTGGAAAATGCATGCGGCGAATGGTCGGCGGGCAAATCTGCGAGCGAACCGATATTCACCGCATTGGAGGCTCGTACCATGGTTGCGTGGTCTTGCGTCGCTGAGTTTGGCGCACAGGCTGAAAAACGACCCGGAGGATTGCCATGCGAATCCTAGTCACCGGCGATCGCGAATACCCAAGTAAGGCCCGCGTTTGGGCTGTCCTCGATGACCTTCATACAAAATACGGCATCACATTTCTCGCGCACGGATGCTGCCCGACCGGCGTCGACTTTTTCGCCGATCAATGGGCAGGTGACCGCGGCGTTCCAACTCGCGGCTGGGCGGCAAATTGGTACCCGAACGCAGGCTTGCATGGACGTGGCCGACTCGACCCGACGGCTGGTCCACGTCGCAACCTGAAAATGATTGCTGAGGCCGACGCAACGATACTTGTCGCTTTCAGTGGGCAGGATGGCACTCGTGATTGCATCGCTCAGGCCCGGCGTCGCGGCCTTCCTGTGATCGAAGTGGACAACCAGCAGCAGGAGCTTTGGTCGCACACGTTCGCGTAAATTCCCAACCTTGCTTGGCCAACAAATTTGGCAATCGCTAAAAAACTTGGAGCTGAGAAAATCATGAGTACCAGAAAGACTCGCCACGCAACTTTGCCATACAACATTGCCTCAAAGGCCCGCCGAAGCGAAGAGGCAGCGCAGATCAAAAGGCTGCGGATTGACGGGCCGCACAATCCAACACGCGGCTTCGTCGTGGCGACACTTGCAGAAATCCTGGACAAAATTCAGCGCACGTTTCCACTTTTCGGAGCGTTCGCATTTCGTGAGGTTGACCTCAAGGTCTGGTGTTGCGGCCCACGAGAATGCACGGATCATATTCATCGGCAGGGAGCATCGATCATGGCCCGAGAAGTTGGGACGCGAACGACCGCCTGGGATTTCATTGTTACGGGTAGGTACGTGCAGATAAACTACATCCGCACCGAATTTGGCTTCGTCGCACTCTGCTTCGCCACCGCTCGCACCTGCATTACTTCGACCGACAGCATGGTGGGCCAGTTGCTAACTTCGCTGAAAAACGCTGTCGCACGGGACGCCGCGCACTCCGAACAAAGAGAGTTGATCGCCAAGTAGGAAACCAATATGCACTTCACACCTCAAAGCCACGTCAATCATTTTCTGAACTCAACGCGAAGGTTCGAGCAGATTGAGCGCTTGCCAACCTACTCGCCGGAATGGTTTCAGATCAAGCACCCAAACGTTTGCCTCTATGCCCCATCGTTTCCGCGGCCGCACGCTGGGCCTGCTGAGTTTTCGCTTGCGACGGCGATGTATCACCGGTTTTGCATGGAGCTTGGGCAGACTGAAGCGATGACGAAGCTGCGGATTGACGGCATCGGCTGGGTTTACATCCAATTTTGCCGCTCACCTGATCACGGTGCGACAGCGATTGCATATCGCGAAAACGATCCGGTCGCCAAATCGGCGAAACGAATGTGCCGCTTTGCCGCGAAGTATCAGGCGGACTGGGTTATCTGCGGTCGAATTCGCTATGCCTCCGAGGATGAACGATGATGACTCCACGCCTCACCGCAATTCACGACTGCCGTCGCGCGGTCGAAAAGGCGTGGTCTGAATACCTCAACGGGCACCGGGCCAAATTCGGCAACTCCCGTGGTGCAAAAGCGGCGCGAACCCTCGCGCGTCGTGCCTTGAACATGACCGTCGACGCCATCGCAGGTCTCGCCGTCGACGAGCTTCGCGAAATCGAACGAAGCGGTGGCGAAATTGACTGGCAGGGCTTACGTCCGCGACATTCGCCGCCCACTGCGGCTGCGACTATCTGGCCGATCGAGAAAGTGCCAAGCTCGGAGTCCTCATGCGACTCGTAAATGCAACCCAAAGCGATCGTCAACGCATTCGCGATGCGGAGGTCATTGACGGGCCCAATCCGCACGACGCCGAGGCGCAAGCGCAGCGACTCGCCGAACTCGAGGAGATTGTCGAGCGACTGCGCCACGATCGCGATGTCGACGGTTTTCGCCGCGAGACCGAACTGCTGAGGGAAATTGCAACGCTCCGGCGTGAGGCCATCCAAGATCGGGCGCTTTACGGTGAAAATCGGACATCGATCATGAATCAGCCGGATTGGGGCAATTTCTGGCTTTCGGCGCTCCAGATGTGGCCGTGCGGCGTCTTGCTCTGCGGCTTCACGTACCTGATTTTCTTGCTCGCCAGTGTGTTCGCGGGAAGCTGGCTCGCGTGGCTGATCGGTCTGTTTGCGTTTGGCGCGGGATGCCAAGCGTTGACCTGCTTTGCGATTCCGTTCGCACACCTCCGGAGGCTGACTTGATTTCGTCCATTTCGCGTGTCGTGATCCATTGCGAGCGTGGAGGTCTGTCTCACCGTTCCAATGGTCGCGCGCGCAAACACGCGATATCTCACCCGCAAATTCGTCCTCTCGCCGGAGCACAGATGCTTCAAAGCGGCCACGGTCGCCGAATTGGCGAAAATGGGATTTCCGCGCCTCTCCGGCCCACTGGTGGTCGAATTGCACACATACTGGCCGCGGCTCCGATGGCTCGACGATGGCGGCTATCCACTTGGCGACATCGACGCGACGATCAAAAGCACGCTCGATGCGATCAGCGATGGGGCGCCCAAGCGCCCACTAAATATCGACCGCACAATTCGCGGTTTATTCGACGACGACATTCGCGTCGTTGAACTTCATGCGTTCAAACACTATGATGCAACGGGTCACCGCATTGAGGTGATTGTTAGACCATGCGCAAGTTTCGTGCCGGTACCAGCTCAAAAAAAGAGGCAGACGAGTTCGAGCTCGCCTGCCTTCGAGAGTTTGGCCGCCGCAGATGGAAGCTGTCCAAAAGCCTCCATCAAAGCCGGAAAACAAAGCTCCGGCGGTCCTGCAGTGAAAACTACCAGGACTCGAAAACATTCCAACTTGCGGTGTGGTCGCTGAATTTTTGCGAAGGAAAACGGCGCAGATGTCGCGACAAAGAAATGAAGTTGGGATTTATCGGAGCACCCCTCTTGCAATCCAGGCTGACCCGCGCTTTCGGGCGTTGAGTGTCACCGGCAAGTTGATACTCCACACGCTTTTCGCGGGGATGCCGACATCGCAGATTCCGGGTGTGATTGCAGCGGCCCCCGGGACAGTGGCGCACCACCTTGGCATTTCAATCGAGCAGTTCATGGATTGCTGGCGGTCTGAGATCGAAGAGATGGATTGGGCCCGAGCCGATTGGGCCGCCGGCTTCATCTATGTGCCGTCGGCGATCGAACTTGCGCTGCCAGCGAGGGTGAACATCGTTCGCACTTGGCGACGAACTTGGGAGCTTCTCCCGGGGTGTGCGCTGAAGGATGAGGCCGCGGACGCAATTCTGCGGTCGCTCGACTGTGCGTCGATTCCAGCCGGAAATGCATTTCGAAAAATCCTCGGGTCGGCACCGATCGAGAAAAAAGAGAAAATCGAACCGAAAATCGAAAATAATTCGAGTGAAAATCATTTGAAAATTCGGACCGAATTATTTTCTGAAAATAAAAAAAAGCGGGGTCGTCCGAGAAAAAATCCCGAATTAAAAAAGGATTTTTTCCCGACCCCATTTTTCGACCCGACTTTTCCTGGAAACCGGATAATCGCCAGCGAGGATAAAACGGCGTTCAGCGGCGAGAATCTTGCACCTATCTATAGTTTCGCGAGTGGCGCCGCTGAGGTTGAAAAAATCGAAGAAAAAAAAGAACCATGCCGCGGCCAGGATCAGGATCAGGATCAGGAACAGAAGCAGGAACAGGATCAGGAATATATTCTTAAGAGAGAAGAGCAGATCGGTGATTCTTACGAATCACCTCAGTGTCGTGTTGGCGGAAAAAGCGCGAAAACAGTCGAGTCGGAGGGGAATTCCGACCATGGGCAAGTTCCGTCGGTCGACGAGGTCACCGAGCCAAGCTCAGAGTCGATGTCGTCGATCGAGACGCCGACGCAGCGTCGCTCGGGACCCTCGACACCACCCCCAATCCAACGGGCGCTCTTCGGGCCGGCAGTGGCTTCGCGAGTCGAGCAGCGGGAGCCAGCACCCAAGCCGAAAAAAGCGAAGAGTGCGCTCAAGTTTCCTGACCTTTGCCGGAGGGTTGTCGACGAACTCAACCGAGCACGGTCCGCGGTGGCGCCGCAGAAGAATCTGCGCGGGCTCGAGTCGGCATCGGACTCAGGACTGCAATTGCTCGACGGCCGAATCGCCGAGCTGATGGGCAAATTTGGCGAGGCGGACGAGGTGGTCGGAATCTTGTCGGACGTGGTGTGGGCCCGAGCCTGGGAGCTTGGAATTGCGCCGCGTGGCGGCAACGAGCTCGAAGACTGGCACGGAAAATTCAAGTGGCTGAACCTGAGCGCGCCGTTCACCGGTCCGCACGGTGGCAAGCAAGGCGGGTGGATCATGAGTGAGGCGATTCGCGCCGAATGGATCGAGGCAGGGCGGCCTGAGCCCTACCAGAAGCGTGCGCGTGTTCGAGATATTCGCCAGGGTTCGATCGTCGCTGCGTACGACCCTGAGGACTTTGCAAATGTGGAGGCGATTCACAACCATCGCCAGGCGGAGATGCGACGAGAGTACATCGAGAAATTGACACGCGAGGGGAAAGAAATCCCGGAGTACATTTTGAATGAATATTGAAGATCAAATCAATAATGTGTCTGACTCGGAATTGGGACGCGTGATGAAGGCAGCATTGCACGAAATGCTGCGGCGCGGCTTTTCTGAACCGACACCCGAGGAAGATGGCGAATCGGCGCGGATACGCGATTGCAAGTTCCTGCGGGAGCGGTCTGTGCCGGAGAATATTGCCGTAGATGCGACGGATCCGGATCGTCGAAGTACACCGGTTCTCGCTGCGGTGATGATGTGGAAGGACGTGGTCTATCCAAAAGTGTTACAGGCATTGAAAGATAAGACCCGAATGCCGTCGAACGCATGGCCAATTCTGTTTGGACCGCCGGGGCGCGGAAAGTCAGTAGCGGCGGCGTGGCTCTTGCTGAACGTGAAGTCGGACGGGTACAACGAATACTTTCCGACATGGGCTCAAGCCTCGGAATATGTCCGAATTCGCCCGAGCAACAGGGATGAAGACGCCGCTCGGGTGCGCAAGATTGAGCGCTCGCCATTCCTTGTCCTTGACGACATTGGCCGTGAGCATGTTGGCGGTACCGCGTACGCTTCGGGTGCCATTGGCGAACTCCTGAGTCTGAGGCATAGCGAACGACGCATCACTGTTCTTACCGCCAACCTTCCCGAAGAAATGATGCGTCAGGGGCTGTCTGGGAAAACTGCCCTGATCGAAGGTGTTCTATCGCGGTACGACTCAGTTTTGGCGTCACGCGTCAATGAGTTTGGATCGTTGTTTGAGGCAACCGGGCCTGATCTTCGCGCCATGCAGGATGGAGTGACGAATACCGCTCGCCACTCGCCGCCGATGAGACCGGGAACTCGTGCAAGACGATGACCTTGATTTGACGGCGGAACTCTCGCAGTAAATACGATGGTCGATTGAATGAATTTCGTTTGGGTGGTAGATTTAGTGAATGGATCTGAAACAGTATCACCGCGAGGTTGCGCGGACGTTTCCGAGCGATGAGCAGCATGGCGCCACTTCGGCGTGCGAGATTCACTACCTCTGCTCGTGCATCGCTGATGCCATGCGGGATAGTTGCTGTGTCGAGCGGCGCAAGAAGACAGCTTTTTACGCCGGCTCAATGACGGATGAGAAGCGGAATCGACTGATTGAGAAGCAGGTGTCGATGCTCAATCGGCTAGATCCGGCAATGAAGACTTTGGAGCAAAGATGCAGTGTTGATCGCGAATGTAGCGCGCAGGCCCGCAACACGCTCCATGCTCTGGCGGGCGTATGCGGTGAGATCCATGAAATCGCCATTGTACTCGCCGAGGACAAGGGGGGCCTGATGCTTGCCGATGAGGTTGGCGATATCCTGTTCTACCTCACGGCACTTTGCAACGCGAATGGCATTACCCTCGAAGATGCGATGCGCGCAAACGTGGCCAAGCTTCGCGCTCGGTACCCTGATGGATTCTCGGCTGATAAGGCGGTGAACAAAGACGAGGCTGCGGAAGAATTGGCGATGGGGGCAGAGGTGCGCGCAAACACCAATACTGAATCGACGATCAATGAAAAGCAACTTCTTGACGCCGCTCGTGTCATCTCTAAGGCGCGCGGGTGCACGCTTGGTCAGGGTGTCGATGCCATATTTCGTGCGGCTGAGCTGCTAGATAAGCCTGAGAAGGTGCTTGAGATGTCACGCGATAGGTCATCGCCTAGCGAGGTGGGGATTGAGGTTGGGTATGTGTACGCACACAAGAAGAGTGGGTCCACTTACAGTGTGCTTCACATTGCCACTGATGCTACAAACTCGCGCGATGGCAACTTGGTTGTCGTTTACAGGCGATATGACCCAAAGACGCGCGAGTGTGGCGTTCAGGTGTTCGTGCGTGACATCAATGAGTTTCGAGAGAAGTTCGATTGTGGAGGGGTAAGCGACTGTCCGGAGAAGGTGAGCAGTGGACGTTGAAATCGAAACCCGCGTGATCAGCATTTCGACGGGGAAACCGGTTGAAGTGAGTGATTTGCCAGTCGATCCGGATAGTGATGCGCCGTTCTTTGCAGCGCCTGGTCCGGGTGGGTGCAAGCATCTCTGTGTCCCGTACAACGTCGATCTTGCTCGTGGTATTTGCACTTGCTCAAAATGCAAAGCGACGCTGTCACCATTTTTTGTGCTGCAGAAGCTGATGAGTCAAGAAAGCCTCTGGAGAAATAGCGAGAAGCGGGCAAAAGAAGCGGCGGAGGTTGTTATTAATAAGCGGTCCTGCAAGTGCATTCACTGCGGTAAAATGACGACGATTCCGGTGAGGTGAGTGATGGAGAAAGAAAGTCAAAAACACGATGAACGATTGCCTGCATCGCCGCAGCATTGCCCGATGCCATGTCCGCATTGCGTTGGATCCGGCGTGCCAATCGGTGACTGGGGTTCGCCGATGAAATGTGAAGGCTGCGGCAAGCTCTTCAACTGCGATGAAGTTGGTGCAACATGGCCGATTTGCGAAAGGTGCAATGGGACGTTGATGGTTGACGGCGAGGCGTGTGGCCAGTGCAATGGAAATGGCTTTATCGATAAGGATGACGGGGTGAGTTTCCGCCTCAGATTTTTAGCGCAGGATACTTTGATTTTGATACTTCGCGACGAGGCTGGAAAATGGCGACGGCTCCACACCGAATGCCAAATCGAGAACAATCGGCTGCTTGAGGAGAATCGGCGGTTGAAAGCAGATCGCCAGCAGGCGGAAGATGTGCAGAGAAATATCGAGGCGTTTAAAGCATCGGTGCGGGCAATGAATGATTTGAAGCCTGGGTTTGGCGCGACGACTGGAGAGCCAACATGAGAAAAGAAAAAGAAATGAAGGCGCTCGCACAAAAGCGCCTCCTGCAAAGCCTCACGCTGCGCAAGGTGAAGAGCGCCTTGCTTGGCGACGAAGGGCTTGAGGAGCGAATTCGGCTGGCTGTTGTAGCGATTGCTGAGCTTGAGCTCAAACTTTCAATCATTTCGACGCCGGAGGAATTTATCGATGCTCCTAGGTGAAATGACATCCTTCATCGACGACCCGCGCGCGCCATCCGGGGCCGGCACGAAGAAGCCGATGCAGCTCGTTGACGCGGTCTGCGTCCGGGCGGAACCTAGCGAGAACTCGCTGCAGGTTGCTGGGTGGGAGCCGTCGCTTGACCGGGGAAACATCCGCTGGCTGACGCGGCAGGTTGGGCGAGGTGACGTGGTGCAATTTTCAAAGGTGTTGTTGCCTTCGATTGAACAGGCGCCGATCAACGAGGGGTCGAGCGACGACGAGAAATTGGACGCGGACTATGTTGATGATGTCGACGATGGGATTGCGAACGAAAACCGACACTCAATACCGACGGGGTTTCAGCGCTTGACCACGCGGGCGGTCGAGATCGACCTGGGTTGTTCGTATTGCGTGGAGATTGCGACGAGGAAGTCGCGGCACACATTGCCGCCGAGGGTTTCGCGGTCGAAAGCGGCGGTGATGAAACGGGCGAAGGTAGTTGAGGATGATGGGGCGCAGACGGGGCTGTTTGGGGGGAACGATGGGGCACCTTGACCTAAGCGAAATCGTCACGCCGCCGCGGTACGATGCATCGGAACGAGAGCGGGAGCTTTACACGAGGCTTTGCCGTGAGCAGGGGCGATCGGATCGATTGAGAATTGAGCGCGACAAAATTCGGCGCTCGTGCAAGATCTCGAATGTCCTCCTGATTTTCAATACCACCCTCTTAATCTTGGAAGCTGCGAATGCGTGGCCAGTTCTCCGAACGGTCAGCATCTCGGCGTTGGATGCGATTTTGAATTGGGTCGGGTTGTGATTGTGATTTTCGAAAATGGAGACGTTCAACATGGCTGAAACGGATCAAGATAAACTAAACGCGATGCATGATGAGCTTGAGCGGGTCAAGAGCTCGCTAAATGCCGCATTTCTTGTTGCCGGCCAGATTGCCGTGCAGATGTACTCAGACACTTGTAAGCGTGTGGATTGCGAAAATAACCTGCGATCCGAGCTTGAGAGTTTGATTCGGCGACATGATCATCTTGTAGGCGAGCTTGAGCTCAGTCGCGCAAAGGAAAAGGAGCGTGAGGGTCTTCTTGATCTGAACTACAAGAGGCAAGAGGAGCTTGAGGGTCTTCTTGATCTGAACTACAAGAGGCAAGAAGAGCTTGAGCGTGAGAACGCAGAGTTGCGAATCAGCATGCAGAATGAAATCAACCTCGCAAATTCTGAGGCTTGCGAATTGCGCATAGAGCTTGATGGCGTCAAGGATGCGAATCTCATGCGGGACCCGCATGTGCGGCTGTCGTGACCTGTCTAGTCGACAATCACGCCAAATTCGGTCAACAATTCAGGAATTTTGGCCAGCCTAAACTTTGAGCGAAATGCCATTCGGATTATGGTAAACGCAGGATGGGTCGTAGTTCGCAAACTGAAGAATCAAAGTGGCGCAAGAGGGCTATTGCGCTTGAAAACCGACTGAGTGACCAGGAGCGGCGCTATGCCATCGCTCGTGCTGCAGGGCTGCCGAAGGGTGAGTCGGCGATAGCGGCCGGTTATTCAAAGAAATCGGCTCCGTCGATTGCTTCGAGGTGCGAGTCGAGGGGGCGGGTGCAGGAATATATTTCGCTACTTCGACGAGGTGTGGTCACGAAGACAGCGCTGTCGACGAAGAATATTGATGCACTCATCCGTCGCAATGAGGAAAACGATGAGTTCGAGCAGTCGTTAGATCGGTTGCGCATGAAGGTCCTCCAGCCCGACATCGATCTCATTTCGGCCGATCCAAGCGACATCTTCACCGTCGAGAACGGGCGAGTCATTTGCAAGGACTTTAAGGACCTCACGCCATCGCAGCGCAAGCGAATCTCGGGCTTCAAATATCAATTCGAGCCTGGTGAGAATGGGAAGTCGTTTCTCATCGTCGAGCTCTACAGCCGCGACAAGGCGCTCGATCGACTGCACTCGTACCTCGGCTTGAAGGGTAAGGGGGCGATCCTCGGTGAGCTGATTTCGCCGCCGAAGAAGCCGGAACAGGAAGCGGATGCGCCGGCAAAGGGTATTGAGCGCGGCATCTCGAAGGCCGCCGCCGACATGGTCAAGGCCAGCATCCTCGGGGTTGACGCACTGCCCAGTGACGAGGAGGCGAAAGATCTGCTCGGGGACCAAGACGAACCGAAGGACGACGCATGAGCGTGCCAGTTCTCTTGCCCTACCAGCAGCGGTGGATTGCCGATCGCTCGCAAGTGAAGATTGCGGAGAAAAGTCGGCGAATCGGGCTAACCTGGGCTGAGGCGGCGGATTGTGTGTTGCGAGCAGCAACTCGAAAGCGCGACGGTGGCGAGGATTGCTACTACGTCGGATACAACAAAGAGCTCGCGCTTGAATTCATCATGACGTGCGCCGAGTGGGCGCGGTCGTTCTCACTGGTCTTCAGGCAATCGGTTGCGGTTCTCGATGAGGATGGTGCTGAACGGATCATCACGGCGGGGCAGGAGATGGTCTTGCGCGACGATCGGTCGATTCTCGTGTTCCGGATTCACTTCGATTCGGGATTTCGCATTGTCGCATTGAGCTCGAAGCCCTCGAACTTGCGCGGCAAGCAAGGGCATGTCGTGGTCGACGAGGCGGCGTTTCACTCGAACGTGCCCGAGCTGCTCAAGGCCGCGATGGCACTGACGATTTGGGGTGGATCGCTGGCCATCATCTCAACACACAACGGAGTCGACAACGACTTCAACAAGCTCTGCGAGGATGCGAAACTTGGGGTCAAGCCGTTCTCGGTGCATCGCATCACGTTCGACGACGCGGTGAGTGATGGGCTGTTCAAGCGGATTTGCCTGGTCCAGCGCAAGAGGTGGACTCAGGCCGGGCAAGACGAGTTTGCCGCGGGCATCCGCGCCCTCTATGGCGAGGGGGCGGAAGAGGAGCTCGACGTTGTACCAGCTCGATCCGGGGGGCAATTCATCTCCCGGCCATTGGTCGAGAGCTGCATGACCCTGGCTACTCACGAGGGTGTTGTCCTCCGATTCACCCTCGAGGATGGGAGCGGCGATGCGTGGATCGATCAGTGCAAGGCGAAGGCGCAGCACTGGCTAGACCACGATGTGATTCCGCGCGTGAAGAAGCTGCGAGTGCATCAAGATCACTTCTTCGGTGTCGACTTCGGGCGCGTGGCCAACTTGACCGTGCTGGCGATCGGCGAGCTCGAGCAAAGCCTCAAGCGGCTCGTGCCGATCATCATCGAGCTGGAGAACTGCCCATTTGCCGTTCAAGAGCTCGTGCTCATGACGACCATCGACGCGCTTAGCAGGTTGTGCGGAGGCAAGCTAGACAACGGCGGACTTGGCCGCGAGATGAGCGAGAAGATCTGCAACAGGTTCGGCCAGACTATCGAGGCCGTGAACTTCACCGAGGCGTGGTACCTGGAGAATATGCCGCCGATGAAGGCGCTTTTTGAAGACGGGGCGGTGGCGATGCCAAAAGACGCAGACGTGCTCAACGACCTCACGGCGATCCAACGCATCAAGGGCGTGCCGAAGTTGCCGAAGCAAACGACGAAGTCGACGCAAAGGCAGAAGCGGCATGGTGACGCTGCGATTGCATTGGCCTTGCTCTTCGCAGCCTTCGGACCGCGTCGACCGAAACGTGCGCTTGGCAGCGTGCCTTCACTTGGTGGTAAGCGAGGCGGATTCTTGTGAGCTCGCCTTGACTTCGTCGAATCAATATTCGCCGCTATGCAAGACGGGTGCCCCAAGATCCGATTATTTACGGCCCAAACGGCAAGCCGGTTGATCGTGCCAGAGTTGAGAAAACCTTGGTTCGGCCGCAATCGTTCCCCGGAAAGAACGAATGGCAGGAGCAAATTGCTGGTGGGCTGTCGCCAGCGGACCTTGCATCGATTTACCAAGATGCTGCGAATATTGACGGCGACCCATCGAGATTTTTGAACTTTGCTGAGGAGCTTGAGGAGCGCGACGGCCACTATGCCGGCATCCTCTCCACGCGTAAGCACGCGGTTGCCGGCGTCGAATATTCGTTCGTTGGCCCCGATAAGGCGTTGGCTGAGGAAATTGCGTCGATGCTCAAACTTGTCTTGGTCGACGCGATTGATGCTTTGCTTGACGGCATTGGCAAGGGATATTCGGTCGTCAAAATCCTTTGGGGCCTCAACGAAAAGCGGTGGGCGATTGCCGGGTTTGAGTGGGTCGATCCGCATTGGCTGCGATGGAAGGGCAATATTCCGATGCTGCTCAGCGCGGATGGTAAGAAGACGACGGATCTGCCGCCATTTACCTTTGCGGTGCACTTGCCTCGATTGAAGTGCGGTGCGCCTATTCGCGGCGGCCTTGCGCGCCGGTGTGGCTTCTTGCACCTCGCCAAGTCCTACTCGCTAAAAGACTGGCTCGGCCTTGCGCGTGTGTATGGGATGCCAGTTCCGACGGGCCAGTATCCGCGAAGTTCAACAAAGGAAGAAATTGACGACCTGCTTAGAGTTGTCAAAAATCTTAGATCCTACGGCGGCGGCGTTTATCCGGACAATGCGAAGGTGGCATTTGAGCACTCGTCGGCCGCGGCAAACGGCAAGTCGATGTTTGGCGATCTCTTCGAGATGATGAACGCTGAGATGTCAAAGGCGGTGCTTGGCCAGGTCGGGACATCCGATGGCGGTCAAGGCAACTCGCGCCAAACCGAGATGGGCAAGGTGCGACGCGACATTTTGGAGCATGACGCGAAGTCGCTGGCGATCACGCTCACGAGGTGGATCGTGCAGCCGTATTGCTGGCTCAACTATGGGACTGTCGAGAACGCGCCGGTTGTCGTGCCGGGCATTTCTTCGATCGAAGACATCTTGGCGTTCTCGCGTTCCGTTGGCGAGCTTGTCGATGTCGGTCTCCCGATTGGTGTCGACGCGGTCTACGAGCACTTGCCGATCCGGCCGGCCGCCGAGGGCGAAGCTTTGTTGACGCCTCGAGTTGCGGTTGGCCCCGCGCCGAGTCCTGACGATTCAAATGACAACGAGGGTGATGATGGCAAAAAGTAAAGACGAACAAGTCACGAGTTTTGATCTCGGCATCGAGTTTTCCGTTGCGAATAACGCTGCTCAGGTTGCCGGTGAGGGGACGACGAGCGAACCTCCGAGTGAGTTTCTCCTGATCCCTGACGAGCCGACGATTTACGCGCGGGATGGTCGGGTGTTCCGCGTCTATGACCGTACCGCGTTGCTCGAAGCGTTCGCGGCGAATCAGGCTGAGTTGCCGATCGACGTCAATCACAACGAGTTTTCGTGGTCCTCGAATGTAGACCGACGAGCCTACGGTTGGATCGGCGGCCTCGAAGCGGTCGGGAATTTCGGAATCAAAGCGACGAAGGTCGTGTGGACCGAGCTCGGCATTGAAGCGCTCACGAAGAAATTCTACCGCTACATCTCCGGCGCCTTCGCTGTGTCGTGGCTCGACGAAGCCGACGGAACTGAAGTCGCCTTGATTACGCGGGTTCTCAACGCCGGGTTAGTCAATAGGGGAGCAATGGTCCTGCCCGCGCTAGCAAGTGAACGGCGGGACAACTCAACCGGAGAGAGCACAGGTGAAACGATGACTCCCAAGATTCTGCAAGTACTCGGTCTCTTAGCGACCGCAACCGAAACTCAAGTGTGCGAGGCAATCGCCACACTGCAACAAAAAGCGACGGCGACCACTGGCGTTGACCCGCTGAAGTTCGCGCCAATCGAAGACTATCGTGTCGCGCTGGCTCGCGCTGAGCGTGCCGAGTCAGAGCTGCGAACCTCGCAAGCGACGGCTCTTGCCAGCGAGGCAAAGTCGCAGATCGACCTCGCAATCTCGCAGGGTAAGGCTCCGCCCTCGATGCGGCCCATGTTCGAGCAGCTCTGCTCAAGCCGTGAAGGGCTTGAGGCGTTCAAGGTCAACATGGCTGGCGTGCAGCCCATTGTTGGACTCGTGTCGCATGTGTCCGGCGGGGTGAAGCCGCCTGGCGCATCGGATGATTCTGGCGGCGCGGCCCTAACCTCCGATGAGCGAGCAATCGCCAAGCAGCTCGGCATCTCCGATGACGAATACCTTGCAAGTAAGAAAGGTGCGAAGCAATGACCGCAGCAACACAAGACCTCGGCTCCAAGCAGCGGATTGGCACGTTCTATGAACTTCCGCCAAAGGCTGCAACCACGCACTACATCGGAACGCTCGCCGGCGACAAAGCCGGAGAAGCATTGCCCGTCGTCGCTGACGTGCTGATCAAGCGCATCGGCGTCGTCGAAGCGATTGGCGGGCCGCAAGGCGCTCCAACTCGCATCAAGGTATGCGTCGATCCGACGAAGATCTTTGGCCCATTCGCAAACTCGACGGCCGGTGACGCGCTCGCCGAAGCGGATGTGGGCGCCGTCGTCTATGGCGTCGACAATCAAACTCTCGCCAAAACGGACGGATCCGCGACGCGGCCGGCTGTTGGCTACCTCCACAGCGTCACCGCTGAAGGCGTCTTTTTCACGAAGGTGAAGTACTAACATGCTCAACTCAGAAAACCTCACCGCCGTTCGAACGGCGCTCAACGTTCACTATCAAAAGGGCATTTCTCGATTCCACGCGAACCTTTTGAATCAGCCAGCTATCCCAGACTGGAAGCTCATCGCTGAGGAAGTGCGATCGCAGACGGACACTGAGGAATATGCTTGGGTCCGCGACGTTCCAACGATTCGGGAATGGCTCGGCCCCCGCGAAGTTCAGATGATCTCCGCGGCCAAGTACATCCTCACGAACCGGGACTTCGAGGGAACCATGGGCGTCGATCGAAATGCGTTCGACGACAACAAGCTCTATCAGTACGCGAAGCCGGCAGAATTGCTTGGCGTCGCCGCGGCCGAGCATCCTTACAAGAAGATTTGGAACCTCCTTCCTGGCGGATTGGCGACTTTGTGCCATGATGGAGTTCCGTTCTTCTCGGCGTCGCATCCGCTGAAGACGGGAACTTTCTCGAACCTCGATTCCTCGGGCAGCACTGAATACTGGTTCCTCGCCGATTTCAGCAAGCCGATGCTTCCGCTCGTGCATCAGATTCGTAAGGATCCCGAGTTCACGAATGAAGATCGCGTCTTCGAGGAGAAGAAATACCTTTTCGGCGTCGATGACCGCCGGGCGTTTGGCTACACACTGCCGCAACTCATGTTTGCGTCGAACAAGACGCTGGATGTGACCAACTTCGAGGCCGCCTTCAATGCGATGGCCGACTTTACGAGTTGGGAGGGTCGCAAGCTTGGCATTCGCGCCACGCACCTCATTTTCCCGACGAAGCTTCGCGGCAAGGCGATGGCGATCGTCAAGGAGAAGCTCGCCGGCGGCGAAGACAACACTTGGCACAACGGCATCAACCTCGTGGAGTGCGCTTACCTATGAGCGACCTGCCATTGGCGATCATTACCCCTTCGCCGGGTAAGGTTTCGCCAAAGAAGCCCGGATCCAATGAGCAACTTTCTCGTGATGGCGAAGTGCTGCGCGTGGATAGCTTTTGGCGGTGGGCTGCCGATGAGCGGCTGGTCAGCATCAACTTTGACCAGTCCGCTATCGAGGCTCGGTTGTCGAATTCCGTCGTCGAGAAAACCTCGACAGACGAAGTCGAACAGGTCGACGATGTCGAAATGCAAGCCACTGAAGACGCGTCGGACGAAGACGGCGATTCGGCCAAGGCAAAGGCTAAGAAGGGCAAGAAATGACCATCGGACCATTCGTAACTAACGAGGAGCTTGTCGAGTACTTCGGCGAAAACGAAGTTCGGCTCGCGGTTACGGGTGGTGCTATTGGTTCGCCCGTCGACCTTTCAGAGCCGGAGTGGCAGACGAGGATCACCGCCGCTCTCGAAGATGCGAGCGGGCTGATCTCCACTTACATCGACGTGACAAAGGTTGATTCATCCGTGTTGAGCAACTGGTGCCGCGACATCGCGTTTTACAAGCTTGGCCGAAAGCCCAAGAATGTGACGGAGGAAACGCGAAAGCGGTACGAGGATGCAATGGAGCAGATTAAACTCGCGGGGCAAGTGCAGCGCGCGGATGCACGCGAAGATCGAGCCATCTCGGCAAGCGGGAAGTCTTACACGCTGACGTCCGGCGAAAATGAGTGGAGCGTATGAGCGGCCTTCGTCTGCGCGCCAAAACCCGCCAAAAGCGGATGCTGATGACGCTGCGAAGGCTGGCAAATTGGCGGCCGAATGATCTGCTTGCGTCGCTGGCATCCATTGCGTTGGAGCGGGCGCGCGCGCGGATTTTGTCGACAAAGGTGGCGCCGAGTGGCGAGTCTTGGCCACGTTGGTCGCCGCGTTACGACGCTTGGCGGGCTAAACATGCGCCGACCGGCGGCATTTTGTTCTTGTCCGGCGAGCTCGAGAAGTCGCTGGAGATTTTTGAAACGAAGTCGGCAGGGGGTCGCTACTCGGCTTTGATGGGCAGCGCGCTCGTCTATGCCGCGGCGCACAACAGCCCAAGCCCAAAAAGCAAGTTGCCGAAGCGCGAGTTTCTTGGCCTGAGCTCGCTCGACCGCGAGGAAGTTCGCCAAAAGATCCTCGATGCAATGAAAAGAGAGGCCCGATGATCACCGAAGCGCAGCTTGTTTCCCATTTCGTCGACGGCTTGACCGGTCTTTGCGCCGAATTTGGCATCCCGGTGCATCTGGTCAGCGAGGCGGTGAACGGCGAATTGCTCGGTCGACTTGCCATGCAGGACGTGACGATCTTGTTTGGCGTCGAGCGCTTGCGGTCGATGAATGACACGCTCATGGATTCAGCCATGTACGAGGCCAGCTTTGCGGTTGGAATCGTCGTCGATGATGCAATGCTCGCGCGCGACAAATCGATCGGCCTTCGTTTGGCGGGTGCGGTGCGCAGTGCCGTGCTTTATCTAGCGGGCAATTGCGCCGAGGGAAGCGTCACCGGTATCGCGCTCGCACCGGATGGTCGGCTGATCGAGGGGTCCGGTTGCACGATGTGGATCCTTGCGTTCGACATGGAAGACATCGAGCTCGCCACGGAGACGAGCCTTGATTTCGTCAAACATCTCTTCAGTTCGACACTCGCCGTTGCAGGAGGAACGACCGTCCCGGATGCTCCCGAGTATCCTGAGTTGTCGAGTTTCGAGGTTGACGTGTTCAACGATGATGACGACGAAGAACCAGCGGTCGAAGTGCTGATCGAGTGAAAGTAAAGATTACCCCGAAGCCGGGTCACAAGTGTCACCGATGGGACGGGAAAGTGATTCCGCCCGAAGGTGAAATCGTTGATTTGAACACCACCGAGAAATCGATTTGGGCATCTCGCCTTGTCGATTGCCACGGTGATGCAACGCGCGAAGAGGTCAAGGATGCGCCCGCAAAAGCAGCGCCTCCCATGGCTGAACTCGGCAACGACCAGACTCGCGCTCGCGCGAAGGGAAAGGAGGTGAGCGATGATCGTTGAATTCGACCCAACCAGTCAGCTTGTTCCCGGAATTCTCACGCAATTCACCACGGGCTCGTCGCTGGGACCGGTGAGCCCAGATCGCAAGGTGCTCATCATCTCGACGATGCTCACCGGTGCGGGCGGCACCACGGGCGAGGTTGTGCGCACGTATTCGCCGGCCGACGGTGAAGCGTGGGGTAAAGGCGGGCCGATCGACGCGATGGTGCGGGCGGTCTACCGCATGGCAGCCTCAGCGAAGGTCTACGTTCTCGCACTTGCAGAAGATGCCGCTGGCACAAAGGCCAAGGTCGACGTTACATTTGCCGGCACCGCGACCGAAGCGGGTACCGCCGAATTACTCATCGCCGGCCAGCTCGTGCGATTTGCGGTGGCGAGCGGCGACGCTGCGGCAGCGGTAGCGAGCGCGGCAAGTGCAGCGATCAACAAGGTCGCGTCATTGCCAGTCGTTGGCTCGGTGGCGAGCGCAGTGGCAACGGCCACGGCGAAGTGGAAGGGATTGAGCGGCTCGTACATCGGTGTCGAAGTGCTCAACCTCCCCGCTGGCCTCACTGCGACTCCGGCCGCTACGGCTGGTACAGCGGACCCGGACGCAACGGGTGCGGTGGCGGTGCTGCAGGGCGTCCCCACCCATTTCACGCAGCTGGTCACCGACTGGACTGCGGACGCGAACATGGACTTGCTCGAAACGGAGATTGCTCGGCGCGACACGGCGCCGGTCGGGCTCGGAGGCATTCTCTACGTGGGCGTGTCGGGCACAAAAGGCACGATGCTCACGTGGGCGGATGATCGCAATGCGCGGCTCGTCTGCGCTGTCGGTGTTGGCAAAATGCCCAACGCGCCTTGGGAGGCCGCGGCGATGGTTGCCGGTGCTCGAGCAGGTGTCGCCGATGTGGATGTGTCTTCGCTCGGCACGCCGATGCCCGGTATTCGTCCGCCGACACTGACGAGTCAATGGCTCGACGCGATCGATCGCAACGAGTTGCTCGGTGCTGGCATCTCGACGCTTCGAGTGGGCGCCGATGGCAACGTCTACATCGAGCGCCTTGTCACGACCAAGACACTCGACGGTGCCGGCAATCCATTCGCCGAAGATCGCAACGTGATGGATCAGGAGGTGAACGCGGTGATCCGGCTGACGATCGCCGCCAAAGGCTACAACGCCATTCTTGGCAAGAAGTTCGTGGCCGACGATGCGCCTGAAACCGACGGTCGCGTCTCGGCGCTGACGCTGCGGGCATTCATTCAAGGCGTCATTACGGGCGATCTTGGGAAATATGCCTTCGATCCCAAAGCGAGCGCCGCGACTGTGGTCGTTGAAACGGTGCCCGGCAATATCAACGCGCGCAAGGTGAAATTCAGTTTTGCGCGTATTAAAGAGGCCTTTGGTCTCTTCAATGATGTGGAGGTGAACTAATGGCTCAGAGAACACCATTTTCGATCACGATTAGCGGTACAACCTACCCGCTGAAGGCAAAGCCTGGGTACGGCGTCGGCGGAACTTCGTACAAGCCGGCAGTCGCCTCGGACGGCAGTGAGGTGGCGGATGCATCGGAAGCGATGATCTACCTGCCACGCATTTCCGGAGCTGAACTTATGATGGGCGGCAAGTCGCTGGCGACACTGACCAACGACCTGAGCGCCGGGAAGCTGCTCGTCATTCTGAAGATTCGCGCCGGCGGTGCGATTTCTACGTTCACCCTCTCGGACACGAATTGCACGACTGAAAACGTCGAAGAGAAAGAAGGCGTCGTTTCGCTGGACTTCGAAGGTGGAACGGCAACTGCAACCTGATGAAAAGCAAGCGTTGCACGAGATTGAAGAAATCTTTGCAGCGCTTTCGCTGACGCTCGACATGATTCACGCGCCGCAGCTCACCGTTGACGGGCTGCGGAACATGCGACGCGTTGTCGAGAAGGGCCACGCGCGGGCTGTAATGCTCAAGGAACGACTCCAATGACCGAAATTCAAGAAGATAACGAGTGGGTAAATCGCGTTCGAGTCGAAGACGATCGGCTCATCTTGCAAGTTGGCGGCAAAGAGATCGTGTTTCGCACGCGGCTTTACACCGATGATTGGGTATACCGCGACGAATTTGAGAGCGACGACGGCGACGGTATCAACGTCACGATGTACCAGTTCGAGCTGGCGCAGCGGATGACCGGCGAATTGCCCGACGCGTTCTATCTCCTCGATGAGTTCGATTCGGCACTGGTGCAAACGGCGGTGAGCGGACTTATCGATGCTGCTTTTGACGACGCAGAGGCCGGCGTCGACCATCGCGACGGCGAAGTTTGGGCGTCGATTCGCTATCCGTTGCGGCCGCAAACTACCTCCGAGATTGAGCTGCACGGCCGCGACGTGAAGGGACTAGAGCCTCGCAACGTCAAGTTCCGGCCAGTTCTTGCACGCGATTTGGTTCGCGCGGATGGTGCAGGTTCGCCGACGGCTCGAATCGTCAAACTGATCTCCTGCGTGACCGAGATTCCGGAGCATCAGGTGATGCGCATGGATATGCGGGACTTCGCAGCGCTGGAATCCGCGTATCGGCTGGTAAAAAAAAATCCGAGCGAAGCCGCAAGGATGACGATGAGGATGTGGATTCAGGCGCGGGCGCGAGCGCTTGCAGCTGGTGCGAATTAGTCGTCGAGCTGGCAACGGAGGGTCTCGGGTCGGTCGCTGAATTGGAAGCGATGGAGCCTGAGGCTCTCAATTTTTATGGGCGGGCACTGGGGCGCGTGTATGGGCGTCGAGCAAAGCGAGGGAATCAATCATGAGCGAAAACAGCAAACGAGCAGAGTTTGAACTTGCGTTTCTTTACGACCCCGAAAGCGCCAAAAGGGCTGCTGCCGACGTCGAGGCACTCAAGAAGGCGATGGACGAGCTTGGCAGGAAGAACGCCAAGGCAGCAAGTTCGGCCAATGCCACAGGGGCGCGCGGCGGTGCCCAGCGGGTCAAGACCGCGGAGCAAGAGCTTGCCATTCAGGCCAAGGCGCAAAAGCGCGATCAGAAACGGCGTGACGACTATGTGAACTCGCTTGAAAAGGAGTTCAAGGCCAGGGACCGCGAGGGCGAGAAGCGGGTGCGGGAGGTCAACAAACTGCGCGAGGCAGAGGAGAAGATCGCCGAAAGGCAATCGAAAGAGACGGAGCGCGAGGCGAAGGCCGTCGAGCAACGGGCAAAGCGGACTCAAAAAGAAATCGAAGCAATCGAGAAGCGGGCGACAAAGGAACAGGAACGCGCCGACAAAGCCCGCCATCGCGAAGAATTGCAGGCAACGAAACGAGTGACCGCCGAGCAGCTTCGCGAGAATCGACGGATCGACCAGGAGCGCCGTGCAAGTGAACGCCGGGCGCTGGCCCACGAGCGGCAAATTGCTCGGATTAAAGAACGAACGGAGAAGGCCGAGTGGCGGCACAACCTTCGAATGCAGGCGAAGCGCGACGGAATGGTTCGCGAAGGCATCTCGCGGGCTGGATCTGGCATTCGGACCGGGCTGATGCGTGCGGGTGCGGGGACCTTGGCTGCGGGGGCGCTGGGGGTGCAGGCGCACTTGGAGATGTCGAAGTCGACGGCGGAGATTCAGACGCTCAAGCCTGGGTTTACTGAGGAAGAATCCAAGAAGATGATCAAGGATGGCATGGCGACGTACGGTGGCGACACTGGCACGACTGGCAAGGCGATTTACGATATAGTTTCGGCAGGTTACGGGAACTCGCTTCAACAAACGCAAGATGTTTTCGATGCAGCATCGGCCCTCGCTGTCGGTGGCGTCACTGATGTTTCGACGGCGGCCGACGGCTTGACGAGTGCGCTCAATGCTTGGAAGGATAAAGGTTATTCGGCAACGGACGTGACCGATCAGTTCTTTCAGGCGGTCAAGTTGGGCAAAACCACAGTTAGCGAGCTATCTGGTGCAATCGGGACGTTTGCTCCGATGGCACAGTCTGCGGGCGTGGACCTCTCTGAGAGTATGGCGGTGATCGTAGAGGTGACGAAACAGGGCGTGAAGTCGGCATCGGCCGCGAGTGGCCTTCGCCAGATGATCAAGTCGATCACAAGCCCGACGAAACAGGCGGAGGATGCTGCGAAATCGATGGGGATTAAAGTTGGCGCATCGGCCATTCGAGACGCTGGCGGGCTCGATTCTTGGCTGTCCGCGATGATGAACTCGAAGAAGTTCAGCGAGGACAAGATGAGCGACATATTCTCCGATGTGGACGGCCGTGTCATCGTCGATGCCCTTCGATCGCTGGGAAAAGGCGGATTTGCGACAGCCGTGGCGAATCAGCGGGGGGCAGGTGGGGCGACGAAGGCCGCGGTCGACACGATGATGAATTCGGATTACATGCGGGCGCAAAAGATTATGGGAGAGGTCAAGGTCGCGCTCGTCGAATTTGGCGAGGCGCTGATGCCTTTGGTGAGGGATGTCATGCCGGGTGTGACCAAGGGGATCCAGGATTTTAGATCGTGGCTTGAGAGTCCGGAAAATCGTGAGTTTCTCGCAAG